ACCAGTCCCAACCATGAGTAAATAGAATAATTCCTCAAATGCTTTCAGGCTATCCATTACCATACCAGAACAGTTATATGCCGCTAATGGTGTTTTATCTAATGCTTCAGTACCGCCCATCCACAACATACGCCCAGAAACACGTTGACGGAAGTAAAACATATTATCAAATAATTTTTCAGGTTCACCATCTTCTGTAGGTAAGTATGAACAGTTACCATTAACAGCACGAGCACAGGTTTCTTTCCACGTTTCACGTCTGTTTTTATCGGGCAACCAGCGAGAATATGTGCGAATATAAACAAACTTGGCTAATTCATCCATTTCTTCTGGGTAGTCAGGATACTGAGCCAAAAATTCATCCGTAAGTTTGTGTTTGCTACGCTGTATATCACGCTTTGTTTTGTATTCGATGTATTTAATAGCGGCATCAGAATATCCATCATCATTTAGTTTACGATAGATGATTTTTTCTAATTCACTAATAGATACATCACGTTTTAAATCTTTTACTACATCCCAAACATGTAGAGACACTTGAAATGGTTCTGCCAACATAGTAGGTTCCATTGCCATATATGTAGCAAACATCGCTTTCTCTACTGCTTTTTCAATTTTAGAACCTAAATACTCTTGCCGTGTTCCATCACGTTTAATTACTTGCATATTACACCTCATCATACAATAATTTAAAGATTTCTTTATCACATGGATATTGCTCACCATTTACACCAATGATAATTTTATCACCTTTGTTGCAACGAACAATACCATTCATGGTAAATACCATTTCGCCCAACTTACTTTCACGGAAACGTAGTTTGTTTGGTTTATGGACGCAATCAAACCATTTAAAACCCTTATCAGGACCAACAACGTCATGTTCGATATCAGCAATAATTTTAGAAATTGAATATGGTGGCTTATGTCGTAATAAAAAAGAACAAAGGGTTTTTAAAACAACATCAGGCACATGGATAATCTGCCCTTCGACATTTTCACCAAAGATACTAAGATTACCATCTAAAATAACAAAACTTTCAAAACCTAAATCTTTCATTTGTCTAAGCAGTCTTACTAAATTTTCTTCTTGTGCAATTAACATTATTTCTTTTTCTCCTGTTCTTTCATATCTTTTATAGCATAATATGCACGTTGAGCATGAAATTGAGCCCACAATGTATTAAATAAAATAATACACAGCATAATTTGAATGCCGTGTGGTTCATCTAAATTAATAATAGAAAGAAGTAATGATAATAGTCCAAAGGCAAAAATAGCAATAAATTCACCTAAGATTTCTTTATTTTCTTTCCAGAAGTTAATAATTTTTTCTTTCGTATTTTCGGTTGTTTTTCGCATACTGTTACATCCTTTTCATGATACCACTTAGATTTACTACCAAACACTGAATAAAAATATTCATCTTTTTTGGGGTCATACTTAACTAAACCAACACGTATTTCACCGTCAGGAGTATTAACGTGTGTACCTAATTTAATTTCTCTATTCTTGGAACTCATATTTCCCTACAACTACTCCATTATCTAATATCACCAATGCCTGCCCTTGTATAGCATCACACAATAAATTAACTGGGACGCCAACCATACGCCTAAGAAACATCGCCTGCTCCATACAGTATTCCAAAAACGCATTTTCATTTTGTGATACATATTCATATTCTCTTAATGTCATGTATGTCCCACCATCTTTTCATGTACTACTGTTCGATTTTGTCTACAAACATTTTCATAAATCATCTTACAGTCAAAGTAAACACGCTTTAATAAATCAATTTGTGTTTGAACTAAACGCTGATTATATACTGTTTGTGTATAATCTTTCCAAGCACCTTGTACCTCCTCATGTGTAGTTGCAATACGGTCCCCCTCAGTTACTTTGTTAGAACTTTCACGACTGATTTTAGCATGTGTCGCTTTTGCAAAACGCTCTAAATCAGAAGCTCTTTTGTTAATATCGTGAGCTAGTTCTTCAAAACTTGGTATTAATAAGGAGGACTCTTTCATCAAATAAAATGCTGTGTCTGCGTCATTATCTTGTAATGTTTTATACATTTCACAGATTTCGTCAGACAATTCTTTGATTTCTTCGTATTGCATAGCGATTACCACTCCATAGCTTCAGTACAAGCACCGAATTTAATAATGAGATTGCCCATCATTTTCTTCGCTTTATCTTCACTGTCAAACTTAGCAATAACTTCTGTTCGACCATTTGCTAAAGAGCCTTTAATATTATAACCAATTACTAGATTTTTATCTGTATCATCGTAAACAGCAGAGATAAAAATAGATTGACATTCTAAAATTTTAGTACCATCTTTATTTACTATCTTCATTGGCTTCACCACCTTTTCCCATTTCACTTAATGCTATTCCTGTTTCGTGGATAAGGATTTCCGCAATATCATCACGCTTAGTTGCTTGTGTAAGAATATCAATAGTAGCAGCATTAGCAGTTGCAATAACTTTCATTAGAACATCTGCTTTAGTAATATCTGTATCAAAACTTACAATATCTTCTTCGCTTAATGTAATATTAAAGTGTCTTTTCTCTTTTGATTGCATCGTATAGTTCCTCTTTAATAAAAAATAATCTTGGTAAATATGGTCTACTAATTACAACCATATCACTATTATCTTGATTGAAATATTTTTCAATCTTTTTGAGACCTTTAGGCTCTTTAAGAATTGCATCGCCAAATTCCACTTTATTGATTAACGCTTCAAATAAATCCTGACGTAACATATACGCAAAACCTGCATAATGGATAGGACCATCTTCAGCTTTCTTGTATAGTCCATCTGTATTTACATCACGCTTGCTTTCAATAGTGTATATTTTATCTCCAATATCCCACTTCAAATCACCTGACATACGTTTAGCTATTTCACTATCTCCGTAGCCTTTAATAGCATTCGTTAGTTTAAAGGCACCAGAAGCAGGTACCGCATGAACTGTAAGATGTAGGGATTGTAAATATTTAAGCAAATCATTTTCTGCTTTTCTACCGTTACGACGGTTGGCCTTACCTCTCTTACTTGCTGTAGTCTGCTTCTTAACCTTTTTTGCTAATTTGTATTCAAGTTTTTGTTGCTCTTGACGAGGTGATAAAATATTAGGATTTTTTGGTTGATACAAGCTATAGTTATCGCAATACCAACAACTATCCTTTGGTATTTTGCAATTCGCCTTTACCTTGCATTTCGTCAATCATCAAACTCCCTAATACGCAATAAACAATAATATCATGTAATCGTTCTTGAGCATCTGGTAATTTCAATCCATTTTCAGCTAATGCTAAGTCGTGCTTACCCTTATAAACAAGTAGAGTATTAAACATAGATTGAATACTACCATCGCCATGAACTAGACCAGCCTTACGGAATGCTGACAAGATATCTTTACCATCGGAATATTGTTCACTTTTCTTTACGAATAGGTCGATAATCGTATTGAGTTTATTGGTAAAATCTTTAGTCTGCATTTAAACCCTCCGCAATGCCTAGTAACAATTCTTGTACTTCTGTTGGCAATTCATCAAATTCTACGTCTTTGCCATTCAAATCATAGCAACAACCAAACAATCCACTTTCTTCAATACAGTTATCTTCAAGTGGCTCGCCTGTAAATGCATCGTAACCCATTTCGTTTGGGTCTTCATATACTGGCTCATCTTCAAAGCTAGCACTTGTTTTTTCAAGATGGTCAATCATTACATCATAGAATACATCAACATCAACGCCTAATTCGTGTGCAACAATTTCAGAATAGATAGAGGTAATATCCTGAATGGATAAACCACTAACCTTAACACCAACGGCACCATTTTCTTTTACTACTGCTTTTAAAAATCCTTTTTCTTTAATCATGTAATTCCCTTCCTTTGTCGCAAAATTGCCAAACATTACAATAACTCTTGCATTTTCTTCCTCCCCAACATTCTCTATGTCTGCAAGGTGGGGGCATTTCGTTGTTTTCCAACGCATATATTAAGTCCTGACTTTTCTTTCTCATATATCTTTCGACCCAAATATCTGAGATTTTATTAATCGGGACTAAATAACTTGGTTCTGTAATACCACGGCTAGTAGCTATGTGTGTATTACCATCACGCACTAAAATTTGACAACACATATTATTTACTGGCAATTTTAACTTACTTTCAATCTTCATACGATAGTCATTTAATTGTACAGCTAAATCAAATCTTAGATGAACACCGTCTTTGCGTAATACATTGACGGTTTTCTTTTGACCTTTCTTAGCACCAGATTTATAAATATAATCAGTTTCTACCTTTTCCATATAGTATCCCAACGTATGGGCTGCTTTATAGCTACCATAAGTCTTGGTATCAACTAATGTGCCACCATTTTCAGGTGTATAATAGTCAAACGCACCAGTAGAATAATTATCTTCGATACGTATTTCAGCAACTTCTCCGTGAGCTGTACCCACATGACTTTCTAATCCACCATGAACTTCTGTGCCAAATAACATGAATACAGAGTCTTTAGGTGAAATATGATACTTTTGTGTAAGTTCTAAATAGACTTCACGAGTACCTTTGAGTAATTGTGTAGTAGATGGTTTACCTGTCCATTTACGCTGTTCTGAAATAGCACGCAATGTTTGTAGGCTCATACATCTACCAGCAGGTACCCAAAGTTCACCATCTTCATTACGCTCACCGCACAATCTACATTTAGAAAGGCATTCATCAATATAGATTAAATTTCCATCTGGGCATTTATAATTTACGTATGGCATCTTTATCCTCTTTATAAAAATAGACTTTAATATTTTGCGGTCCTATATGACCAATAACATGACTATATTCTACAAGGATAATGCGACCATCATTGCACTCAAATACTTTTGTAATGTAAGTAGACCAATTATCATTATCATTAGTCATATATTCACCAACCTCTTTAGCAAAATCAATTGGGTAGTCAATAAAAATTAATGGGTCTTGTAAAGCAAGTTTGAGTTCTTCAATATTTTTATCTGTCATAGTTCTTTTAAATATATGTGTATGCATTTATACCAAACCTCATTTTATTAATATTCAAAATAACTCCAATTAATATCACCATTAGATAAGCTACCATGTCTACCATTATCATAGTAAAAGCCATCTTGTCTAGTAAATTTAATGCGTTTCTTCTTTACTTTTCTTTTCTTTTTCATATCTACTCCTTATATATAATATATCATATTAATTGTCAGTTGTCAACACTTCTTCTAGTCGTGAAGTATGTACGTTGTATTTTAATTCAAACATCGGTGGACCATTCATACCATCACGTGCTTTCTCTACTTTGCATCGTGTAATATTACGAAGTTCTTGCTGTTTTTCTAACGATAAGTTGGGTGCCCTATCAGGTCTCCAAATCATAAGAATATAGTCAGCAGATGCTTCCAAATCGCCAGTCATTCTTAACTGGTTCATCGTTGGCTCTTCGTATGTATTACCACTGCGATTGAGTTGTGATAGCATTGTGAAGATTACGTTATATCTTTTAGCAATACCTTTCATCATAAGAGCTTGTTGGCTTGCACCGTCGTAATCTCCAGCACCCTTTAAGTATGTAAAGTAGTCAACGACAATAACATCAACTCCACCCTCCATGATATTACGAGTATTAATTGTATTAATATAACGCTCAATATCATGCATAGACAAATTGTTCTCATCTACAATATACAACTTTTTACCAATTTTTTCAAGTACCTGATTGACAACTGGGTCTCCATCCATAATCAACTCTTTCACTTCTGATATACGCTTTTTCAGTATTTTACATACGATACGCTCCATAATTTTACCACGTGGCATTTCTAAACTAAAGAATACCACATTAGCTTTATTTTGGACTATCTGTCGTAAAATATACTCAATAGCGATATCACTTTTTCCCGACGACGAATAAGCCCCAATTAACAACACTTGACCTTTGGATATACCACCAATACAGTTATCCAATAGTTGGAAATGAGTTGGATATGTACCACGTTTATAAATATCACGTAATTGATTTAAGCTACTAGATGCATCATGTAAAGTCTCAACAATATCTTCCTCAGCAGATACTCCACTATCGAAATACGCTTTTAAATCAGATACATCTCTATCCCAAATTTGACCAAGAGCCTTAATAGCTTCTGCCCTAATCATTGGCGAGCGTATTGTTTTAAGGAAAGCCTCAGCTACAACATATTGTTGCTCAATTGTCTTGTATTGTTTAATGACCTGTTTGATTGTAAAAATATCAATATGTTCAGTAGGTAAGTCTTGTAGATTGTACCCTGCACATAGTAAATCATTAATATCTTTACATTCTTCTGGCATAATCAAAACACGAACATTTACACGAGGTAACATGGCTTGAAAATGGTCTCTTGTACGTGGTAGGTGTTTTACACCAGCTTCATCATTATCAGGACAAATCACTATCGTGATTTCCTTACGCATGAAATTGCCTAATTTCTTAATCTGGTCCTTATGTAATTCACTGCCACAATAAGCTACTGTTGGAACGCCCATTTGATGACCACTAATAGCATCCATGTAACCCTCACATAAGTAAAGAGTATCTTTAATGTGTTTTCTAGCTAAATCTAAATTGAATAAAAAGCCTGATTTCTTATACAAGATACTATTCGGTGTATTCTTATATTTTGGTTTTTTATTGAATTGCCTAATAGCTAAACTAACGTGCTGTCCATGTTCATTTCGTAGAGGAATTGTTAAACAATCATTATGGAAACCAAGTTTAAAGTCATTAATTGTATCATCTGATAAACCACGTTTATGCAAATAATCTGCAATATGCTTTACATTTTTATGATACATATCTGCTTCTCTAGTAAATCTCATTTCTTCACTAGCTTCTAACTGGTATTCCTTATTGTCTTTAAGACTAATATTACATTCATTTGCCAAAATTTCAGTAGCTGCACGATAACTAATCTTTTCTTTATCTGATAAGAAATTAATTACACTTCCACCACACTCACAACTAAAGCAATAGAATGAATTAGTATCAGGAAATACCACTAATGTTTCTGATATATCATCACTTTCATGTAGTGGACACTTCCCTTTCCAATATCGACCACTTTGGTGTAAATTAGTATATTTGCCGATAAAGTCTATAATATCTACTTGTTGCATTATAGTTTCGGTTATATTCATATATACCTCATAGATTTAAAACATCATCCAAGCTATAACTTTCTACTTTTTCTATTTTTACACCACGCATTTCTTTTTCATTGTGTTTTTTAATACGGTAAAGCCTATACTGTTCAGCATCATGATACATTTCAGTTAATGTCATAATTTGTTTTTCAGGTTTATCTTGTAAATATTTTAACACCTTTTCTAGTGTATTTTCATCTTGCTTATAGAAATGTGCTCGGATTTTAAAATAGGAGGGGTTAAAACCCCTCTTTAGAAATACAGGTTCGTCAGTACACTTTTGCATGAATAATCGTGTTATCGCATCAAAAATGTTAAACTTTTTCGCACTCATTTTATCACCGCATAAGATGCTCCATGCGTTCCTCTAATATCAATACGCTCAATATAACCAAGGTCAGAAAGGATTTTTACACCTCTCCAAGCTGTCATGCGACCAAAACCAATACCCTCTGCAATTTCTGGCATAGTTAATTTAATAAATTTCTTACCAGCTAAGTCATACCCATCTTCTTCAGCACGTCGTTTGATATATCCATGGACCAATGCTACTGTAATATTAAGTTCATGTAATATTTTTAAATCAACAACAACACTATCAACCATTTAATTCACCTAACCTTTTTTGACTATATTTCTTTGTTTCTTCATCAAAACTAGATTGTTCAACTACCCAACGTAAGTAATTTACATCATTGATTTCAGCAATCGCTTTATTCGCATACTTGCCTTTTGTAAATCGAGGAGTATCATCTTGTTGTGGTTCTTCGTGAGAGTTAAAGATAGGATTGTCGTCGCTTTGTACCGATGTGTGAACTTGTTGGTGACCTTTAGGTAAAGCCCATAAAGGCAAGCGAGGAGGGTCAAATTTATTATAAGGTCCAAGATTAACCCAACTTTCAGTTAAATTATAAAGGTAACGACCAATACCAAATTGTACTGCCGCACGTTTCATACTGTCTGATAAACCACCTTTGATTGGTTCAATATTAGTACAGCTTGCACCATCTTCACGTGTTAAACAACGAGGACCATCTTCGGTATCAACAATAATAGTTAATTCACAAATATAACCATTATCACCACCACGAGATGTTTCATGATACTTATTAAACCATTTATCTGGTCCAACAACTTCATCTAAGCGGTCCATAATCGCACGGTTAGTTACATATGGTAATACCATAGCTTTTTTACCGTCTTTTGATTTTTGACCAATTCGCCATTGGATATCCTCTGGCGGAAATGGTTCTTTTAATGCATCAAATATTTCTTTTGTTGTTTTTTTACCCATAACATTATCCTTTCATTTAATAAAATAAGATATCGGGGAGGCTTGCTCCCCTCGTGGACAAACCCAGTCTACCACCCCATGCTCAGGCTGTCAAGCGGTCAAGCTGACAGGCATCGGTGATGACCCCCTTGCTAATTCGTAGTGCGTGTACCGTTCCCTTCGTCAGCTTAGTAAAATCAACATCAAAGGTTACTAACTTTTCCACACCTGAATTCGTCTGTGCGGTAATAAAAGCATAAGGTTTGCCATGTTTAGTTTTGCGTGCAGTTACAGAAAGAATAATAGCAGGCACGACATTACCTACGCATATACTTGTATCGTATTCATCAAAAATACTATTAAATGTATATCCTAATGCTTTTAATTCCATAGCACCTTTGCTTAAATTATCTTTAGAATTAGCATCGAATTTATATTCGCCCTTAGATTTACGTTTATCTTTTAACCATTGCACGTATTGAATATAGTCATTTCTATCATCACCATCATCAATTGCACCACTATAAATCAAACCTTTTAACTGAGTTAAATTCATTGATACATTCTTTTCTAGGAACTCTTTACCACGTGCATATTCATACGATTTAATATTACCACAACCAGCTATAGCACCAATACCTAAGCATACTGTATTTTTAGCTGTTGTACATAATTTATCACCGTAGATATCAGGCGGGACTACTTGAATGCCATGCTGTTTAGCATTATTAATAAATACAGATAGCTTTTCTTTATCACCAAAGTTGTTATCAAATATAGATGCGTAAAACAATTCTGGATAATGTGCTTTTAAGTACGCACATCGCCAAGCAGTCAATCCATATGCAGCACTATGACCTCTATTAAATACATAAGAGCCACACGCAATCATTTGGTCAGCAATCGGTCTTACTACATCTTCGGTATAGCCATGTTCACTAGCACGCTTGACAAATTCATCTACAGCTTGATTGATTTTATCTAACTCTTTACGACCAATAATACGTCGCATAATATCTGCTTCACCCATTGAGTATCCAGCTAATGTACGTACAATCTGCATAATTTGCTCTTGATATAAAATAACACCCTCAGTATCTTTCAAGATTGGTTCCAATACAGGATGCAAATATGTTACAGGTTCTTTGTCTTGTCTACGTGCTATAAATACTTTATCCATCCCTACATCTAATACACCTGGTCTTCCTATAGCCACAGTATCAACCAAATCATATACGCTCTTAGAGTGAATACTTTTAACAATATTTGTCATTACATCAGACTCAATCTGGAATATACCAATAGTATTTCCGCCTTGTAATAGTTCTGCTGTTATATCATCTTCTAAAGGTATACTATGTATATCAAAGTCGCCAATACGATTAATGGTATTCTCAATAATATCTAATGTTGCCAAGCCTAGAATATCTAATTTAAGAATGCCTTGCTTTTCTAAAATATGGAAGTCTTCTGCCGCCACATACTGACCTTCTTGGTATTCTATAGCACACCATTGAGCAGGGTCGCTAGGAAATACAGCTACAGCACTAGCATGAGTACTAAAGTTTTCTAAACGATTAAGCATACTTTCTGCCATCTTTTTCAGCCTAGTATCTTTTACTTCACTAATATCATTGATGTTTTTTGATACTTTTGTTACATCAGATGGTTTCATACTTAATGCTCTTCCAGCCTTTTGGACCGCCGCTTTGTCTGATAGAAAACCGAATGTTCTAACTGGATATGCATGAGTATACTTTTCTTGTATGTATTGGATAACCTCTTGTCGTCTACTTTGTTGAAAATCACAATCAATATCGCAAGGGGTCACACGTTCTGGATTGGTAAATCGTTCAAATACGAGATTGTATTGTAATGGGTCAATCTCTGTAATGCCCATTAGGTATGCAACTAAGCTACCACACACAGAACCACGACCTGCACCAGTCATCATACCTTGAGATTTTGCCCATTCTAACATATCGTGAATGATACAGAAGTAGTTATTGTAATCAACTTGCGTTAAGACTGCTAGTTCATGTTTAACTTGTTTTTCGTAATCTTCTTTGTTAGGTTTCTTTGCGATACCTAGTCGTTTATAACCCTCCCTACAATGTTCTAAAACATATTGAGATGCATCTTTAACAGGAAATACTGGATAATGATTTTCTCCAAATGGTATTTCTACCTCACACTTATCAATAATTTCACCTACGTTATCATAGTATTTTTGTTCTGGATAAATAGCTTTAAATTCATCTACTGTCCACATATGATAATCTCTACTACCGTAATATGTTGACATATGGTCATATTGTTCTTTATATTTTTGTTCTTCTTTATCAGAACTAGCATTATCAATTTTCTGTTGTATTGCAGATAAATCGGCATCTAATAATAAAAAATCTCTATGTGATTGCATTTTTTCAGGATAAGCATAATGACTATCACCAGTAATAATAATAGGCACGTTATACTTTTCACCTAACTCCATAACCACTTTATTATATTCCCATTGTAATGGAAAGTCATGAGGTTGAATTTCTAAATAAAAATCATTACCGAATGTATCTAGCATACGCTGTATAAATTCATCACGTAGCAATTCATTTGATAACGGACCAGCTACACAGGCAGTACTTACAATAATATCATCATGGTATTCTCTTAACGCTTTATAATCAATTAGTGGTTTATAATAGTGGTGATATGCTCCATATGTAGATAAACGCCTTAGATTATATAAACCCTCAGTTGACTTCGCTAGTAAAACTAAGTGATAACTTTCTCTAGTTTTTACATCTAAATCATAAGAGAAATAGGCTTCCATGCCAAGAATAGGTTTAATACCAGCTTGTTGACAAGCTAAATAATGAGAAGTTAAACCTGATGTAGTACCATGGTCTGTTAAAGATACAGCCGTATATCCAATTTCTTTAGCACGTTGTATACGCTCTTCTAAAGATGAATATGCATCACGCCTACTATAGAAACTATGACTATGTAAATCTGTAAAATTCATATATTTACCTCGTATTTATCTATATCACAATTACTGAGAATAATATTACCAATCATATAACGATATATTTCTTGCTTACGCTCTTCAATCATATTTTTAAGTGTTGCGATTTTATCTTCATATACTATTGAATTTAATGTTAATGTTTTTTCAATCTTTCCTGTATATGGAATAAGTGGCACTATATTTTTTTCAATAATTTTTATTTGAGGTTCTTTATCATTACTTCTAAAATAATAGTATGCAAATTCATTAGACATTGAAAATCCATTTAACATAGGATGTATTATTAGTTTTTTTATAAACATACCATCTGTACCTTTATCATATGATATTTGTAATACATCCCAACTAATAGATTTGATAAATTCTCTTTCTGTTAATCGTATAGTTTTAAATAATAATATAGGTTCTGCCGCTTTAGTAGTATCAGAAATTAAATATTGACCATATTTCGATATAGAAACAAAATATGTATTACTATGTTGATTAGCTATAGTTTTCATATATCGAATATATTCTTCACGCTTAACATCACTAATATCTACAGGTAATTTATGTATAACATATTTACTCATATTTATTCACCTTTAAATGTAAAATACACACCAAAAGCGATTAAATATACAAAAAATGCAACTAATAATTTAACTACATATTCTGCATTAAAACTTGGATTTGTATAAAAATAGTCTCCAACGATGTATACAATCATACTATAAATTGTCCACTGAATAATATTTATTAAATTTTTCATATTTCCTCCTTATAAATCTGCGTAATCATCTTCCATATAAGCTAATATTTTATTTAATCCACGTTCTTGCATTGTGTTTAAATTATGACCGTATTCACAACTATCAATATATTGTTGCAACCAACTTTGATTACCTAGTTTACGGTGATAAAAATAAATTAAATCAATCTTTTCTTCTCTAGTCATATTATACCTCCTTTAATATAAGTGTATCATGGTATACTATATTTGTCAAATAAAAAAGGACCCCATAAAGGGGTCTATTGAGTGTAACGTATTACGAAGTGTAATTCAATATTACGCTGAGTAATGTTATTCTTCTTTGTTTTATATACTAAGTTGTAGTAATGTTATTACGCTTTAAGTGGTAGTGTTTTAAATACCTAAAATACTGATACTGTATAACCGCTACGCTAGGTGAATTACTCACATCGTTAGTTGCTGTAGTTGTAGATAATACCAAGAGGGAATATTTCTGTTCGTAATTTCTTTTCTTTATGTGTATTACCAACTAATCAATATCTGAACGCTAGTGAAGATATTCTGCGAACGCACCAGTTATGAATACCAAGTAACTGTATCACTTATTGGTAGTAATGTTGAGCATCTACTCTATATCTGTTACTACGCACTTCGTTTGTAACTACTTCGTAGTTGATTGTTGTATTTAATTTCTGGTTGTCGCTATCCTCTGCTGATTGCACTGCCCCCATGTCGGGGGGCTTGGTGGGTTGCACCTTACGACGATTCTCGCTGTGTTGCGAACTAGCCTCGGTCTGCCGTTATCTAGTACCTTACCACGTAGGTTTTCATCGTTGCCACATCAGGACGGGGGTTCTTATGGATTCGAGGGAGCTGTACCGCCGAGCCTATAACGCCTATCACCACGCTCGCTAAACGGGTGCTGTTATTTATTTTACATCGGTTTGTCCAGAACCTCGATGTTTGCGTGATTACACGCCACTATATACTACGCTTGGTCAGTGCGTTTTCTTTACTCTCACCTATCATACGTTTACTTCCTAGTGCCATGATTTGCCGTTCAGAAATAACGCTCTGTCGTATTCCAAGATAAGCTTGAGGTTCACTCATTTACTGCTTGTGAACAAAGCATTTAAAAATACGAGAGGATTTTACTGGTTTAAAGATTTTCTTTTTAGTACAGAAAACTTCTTTATAGTTCTTGGTAGGTTTACCAAATTCACATACACCACATACTTCAATCTTTTCTGTAGGTCTACTATGTGTTACTAAATGTACTCCAGTACCTCTGTTAATCTTATACTTTTTTCTTGACATAGTTTTCTCCTTTCGGTAGAGCAAGTTCCGTGGCTCTACACCTACTCACATTGTAGCACCCTAGCTGTCAGTTGTCAACACCTTTGCTGACACCGCACCGTTGCTGGGTTTGTGAGGATTGTAGCACAGCCGAGGCGAGCCGTCAAGCCCACCCCTGACCGAGCCACGGAGGAGATTAATATGCCTATAGTAATATTAACATATAAAAATCAATTTGTCAAATTTTTAATTGGTATACATTTTTACTAAGTTATAGCGTACATAATATACAGGTTCTTTATCTGTAATATCGTATTTTGCACCGTATACTAATTTGCCATTTTGTTTATCAATACCAACTTGACTGTGAAATTTACCTGCACGGAATTCCTCTTGTCCGTATACGTTAAGTTCGTGACGTTCTGGTACTTTAATGTCAAATTCAACAGTAGACTTTTGGTCTAATACTACCTTACCATTTTCAAACTTTTGTGTTTCATTTTGCTGTAAATCAAATTTTTGTTTCTTACCGTTTACTTTCACTACTACAGCAGGCTTTTCAATACTAGCTTCTACATCGGTATCTTCTTTTACATATGTAGGTACATTATTTACGTAAACCAATTCTTTTTCTTTTGGAACGTAAGATACGGTAGTCTTAGTATTGAGAGTAGCCTTCTCGTTCATTATTTTAGGCTGCACGGTGGGTGTAGGTTGTTCCACGTATGTTTGCTTATGGAGCATATAAAACAGCCCACAGAACGCAAATAATGCAATTAAAATAATAATATAAACCTTAATCTTTACATTCTTCAGGATGGTAATGATACCAGATAGCTTTTCCACGAATAATAGCACCTCCGTCTCCATCTTCTTGTGGTAATCCGATTAAGTCCCAACGCATATCAGGGTCACTATCATAGATAGAATATCCATCAATAATTGCCCAGTCATTATGTGTTTTGAAATGTTCTTTATCAATCTCCCAACCTTTAGCGTCAGCAATTGTTTTAACAATCATAGCCATTTTATTAACTTGTGCGTCAGTTGGTGGTACAGTACCCCATCGAACATTTCCTTCTGTATCTACACTAGCATCTGCACAGCAGAGAATAGATACACCAATATTACCAGTATTACGGTGCCATGTATGTTTACCAGTAGCATCAAAACTATTGAAATCAGACCACACACGACCATCACCTAAGATATTTAAGTGGTAGTAAGGGGAGGTATTTTCATACCCCCCACCACTCCAATGTAAGGTTACTTGGTCGGCATGGCAATTAGCTGCTAAATAAGCAATATCATTTAGAGTATAAAAAGCCATTATTCCTCCTCAATACCATCATATAAACCGTCAACAAATGTGTTATAAACATTAGCTTGTTTCTTGACCTTATCAGCCTCCACGGAAGATTTTTTAGGTAAGTATTTATTAGCCTTGTCAATTGCAGACATTTGTTTTAATTCTCTTGCATCTCTAAGCTGTTTGCCAGTTACCCCAAAGTCTTTAATACGTTGTTTGTTTTCTGGAGATGGGTCACGCAAGAAGTCATTAATAGCTTCTTTCTTTCCATCTTTAAGCTCTTGATTTGCCATAGTAAGTCTATAAGCCAAATCGTTTTCTACAGACTCACGTACAGGTCTAAAACCTAACAATTTCATAAAACGCTCTTCAGATGTATAAGCACCTTTATTTTCAGCGTTTTTCCAATCACGCATATTACCTGTATACGCTTGATAGAAGTTACCAAGTTGTGGAGATAATGCATGACCTACACCAGTTATTACGTCTTTCCAATCATGGCTATTTCTAGCTACATCACCAAGAGCACCGTAAGTAGATAATGTTGGACCAAGTAATTCACTACCACTGCTAGGTGTTAAATCACCAAAACCAACATTTCGACTAAAGTCAACGCCGAATATAGATGGTGCACCCATAATAGCCATCATAGCTATACGTTGTTTAGTTTGGTCTTTACCAGCCCAATCATAAAGCACATCTTTTGTTCTATCTGTTAAGCCTTTGCCTGTAAGCCATTTCAACATATCGTCGCCAGCACTCATAAATGGTAAGCCCATAAAGCCAGCCATACCCATTGTAATACCCATAAAGCGACTTAAACCTTTATAGTCAATGGAACCGTCAGGACCCTTAAATGCTGTGAATAAGAATTCAGCTTCCTTAACACCAAACTTCTTAAATTGTAAGATAGTTTTACCTAGTGTACCAAATTTAGTAAATAGCTGAGGTGAGTCAATGTCTGTATAGTCAAAGTTTGTTTTTACAACAAAATCTTTGGCATATTCCATAGCCTTTTGGTAAGCCTCTGGATTTTTATTGTGTAAATCAGTAGTATCTAAGCCATGTTTAGCAGCGTATTCTTCGTATGCGTGAATAGCAGCAACCTTACGAGTATAAGCATCAGCTTTCATAAAACCTTTCATGGAAAGGTCAAATAACTTACCAAACTTAACACCGTTGATTGTAATTCTGCGATAATCACCACTATCTAGGAATTCAGATGCTTGGCTTGCACTTTCTTCATACACTTCTAAATCATCAAACAATTGACCATATTTCCCGTTTTTGCCACTCTTACCAGCTTGTTGCATAGCGTATTTTAATTGTGGCGTAAAGCCTGTTAAAGCTGCTACGTTAGCTAAAGTACCGAACTGTGCAATAGCGGCAGTAGGTCTAAATACACCTAATTTAAATACAGCCATAGCTTGCATATTACGGTTAAGAAGTTTGGTTGCCCAATTATCACCCATATGTTTTGTCATATAAGCACCGATAAATGGAATTTCACGACCGATAGTATTTAATACCTTGTCAGTATTATTTGGTGCCCCAATTACACGTTGGATATAGTCATGGACAATATCTTGTCGTGCGTTTTTAGCACCTGTACCATTACGACCGTATTGCTTTTCATAGTTCTCACCGTATACTTGTTCGTAGTAACGTGTAGCAAAATCTAAGAATGGAGCATTACCTTGATATTTCGCTTGTGTATTTGCATAATGATAAATCGCTTTAATATGGTCTTCATTGTGACCAAGTACGCCAGCACGTTTAAGATTATGCTTATTCCACATTTGAGCACCAGAACTACGGTATAAGTATGCACTAACATTATCGTGTGTTAAAACGCCATCTTTATCTTTCTTTAAGAGCTTTTCAAAGTTAGCCATGCCAGCTTCTTTTTGTAACTTCTTATAATCAAGACCAAGTTCTTTCATGCGTTCTTTGTTGTTAATTAGGCTTTGGAAATCATCATAAGTCATTGACTTGTCTTTACCTTTTAGGAAATGGTCAATGAACTTTTTAGTTTCCGTATAATTGCCTTGAACACGATTGAATAATGCCGCTGCATCCTCATCAGACATACGTTCGTATACTTTATGTAATTCAGCTTCTTCATCTGTTAAGTTAGAATAGTAACCATCATAAGATTTAGATGCATCTGCTTGGTATCTTTCTCTACGAATAGTCACATAGCCAACACCCTTTTCAACAGGTCTTGAGTCTACATATTTATTCGCATCAGCTTCCTTATCAAAAGAAGTTAATACCGTATACTGAGGATAGTATCTACCAGTTTCTGGGCTATACTTAACCTCCATTTTGTAAACACCATAACGCTTATGTTCACGTGGGATATAACCCCATAAATCAGCAGATGGGTCTTTACCTCGTGCCACTTGGTTATCATTCACATCTTTATGGATTCGGTTAAGTACTTGGCGAATACCAACATATTTATCCCATAATCTTTCACTATAACCTAAGTGTTTAGCATATGCTTTAGACATTTCTATAGCCACTTTGTTCGCATTAGCTTTATCTTTATAAGAAGGAATATTTTCCTTGCTAGAGATTACTTGGTACACATCTTTATTAACGCCAATATAGACATGATTACCTTTTTCTCTTTCAGCTTTTACAAACTTACGCATACGTTTATCGTCAGCTAAACCGAATTCTGTAAATGTATCTTCTGGTTTGATAATAGCGTATTTTAATTCGCCGTTTAAATTAACTGCTACTGGTTGAGCAAATTCACGACCACGTTTATCTACTTCACCTAATAGCTCATTCATTTTTTTATCTTCACCATTTTTTACATCTAAATCTGCGAACTGTTTATCAAGCAATTGCATATATTCAGTTTTCTTGCGACGATATGTACGAGCGGCTACGTATGCTTCTTTAATAATTGGTTTTAATTCTGGGATTAATTTACGAGCCATAGAAGATGGAGATTGTAATAATTTTCTAAACCAAGCAAATGAAATATCACCATCACTAGGGTTTAATCGTTCAACAATACCGCCACCATGTTTATGGATATCAGCCAACAGAGCTTGCTCAGCTTGGTCAATACGGTCGTTATCCTTGATGTGGTAATCGACATGATATGGTTGAAGGTCATATAAAACACGTTCTGGTTTTTCAAGTTCCCGATGTGCATCAATATCAGAGTTTCTGCTGTTTGCTTTAGTTTGGTCACCAAATGCATTTTTAAAATGCTCTTTCATGTCATGTGCCGAGAATAAATGAATACCGCTATAAGACATCATTTCATTCATAAATCTTTGAACATAAATATCATCTTTGGCAAATTTATGTGGAATTACAGGAACTGTCATTGCAGCTACAAGTGTTTTTACCGAATCTGGCACAGGTGTATCCATTAAGTGACCTATATAATCATGCTCTCCATATGCCTTCATAGAAGCTATTCGTGCTACTTTTTCTAGGTCATGTGGTCCTAATTTTTGTTCTTGTAAAACGGCATTAACATTTTGAATAAATCGTCTACTTCTTTCTCGCTGTGCATCTGTTCTATTTGAATGATTATCTTCCCTACGTCTAGCTTTCCTGAAAGATTGAACTCTTTCGCTTTGAGCTGTATCAAAGCCATCATCGTACAAATTGTCGTATGCAGTTCCAAGGACTCCCATGGCATGGCTGAGAGTTTTTTTAATATCTTGGACTGAGTACTCTTTGTCAGATGTAAATATTTCACTTGGTTCAGAAGCTCTGTATATCGTTCCTGCAAGTCCTTCGTCATATTCTAATTCCTCTCTTATCGAATTAAGTGCGGCATTAACATTGGTTACTATGTCATGTGTACCAACATAATCGGTCACACTATGTAATAATTCATGTAAAAATACTTCATTATCAGGTTTGATTGCCTGTTTGGTCATATACAATCTGCCAGTTGTTGGATAGTAAAAACCATCAAACGAGTAGTTATCTAAATCGTCTATAACGCCCATTCTATCTATAACATAGATTTCTAATTTAGGATGTTTTTTAAGATATTGTAATATCTCTACATATATTTCACGCCCCTTACGGTCATTCCCAAGTTGGTGCATGATAGATTGCAAGATAGTTTTCATTTCATCTTCTGATAGTTTTCCAAGACCTTTACTTCTATTTGCCACTTTACGCATAATATTCATTTCAATTTCACTAGGCTCATGGAATTTGGATTTCTTGTCACTTAGTGATTGATTATCGCTTTTAACAGACATTTGAATATCATTTGTTGGCACGATTGTATATGTATCGTCATTAATGATAGTTTCATATCCGAAACGAGAGCTAAGGTCTTGATGAGATTTAAGGTAATTTTTACCGCTTTGGTCTAGTAAGTCTGCATCAATAACAATACCTTTGTTTTGTCGAGCGACTTCTGATAATACGTGGAATGCATAATCGGCTACTTCACTACCATTATTGAATAGTGCCGCTGGTTCATACACAGCATCAACTGTAATTTTACCATCTTTGATTTCGCTATCAATAACATCATCATCCATAGTGATAATACCCATATCAGATAAATAACCGTCTAATACTTCTTTAAAGTCGTCAGGGTCGATGAATTCTGGCACCTTAATTTCTACTTGGAATTTTTCACCTAGTTTGATGTTCATCTTAATATCTGTTGTATAGATATCGCCTTGATAGTTAGGAATAGATGCGTGTAATATGCCATCTTTATAAGCACTTAGACGTAAAGCAGTAGACACTTGTTTCTTTGTCTTATTGTCTTTTAATTTTTCTTCTGTAATTTTAGAGTCTTTGCTTATGCGGTCTTGCATAACTTCAGTTACAATATCTTTAATTTCACTATATACTCGTTTAGCTAATGGAGAATTAATATTGTGTAAGCGTGGTGCTCCATTTGGGAATAGTTTTTTAGCACCAACTCTACCAGCCATTGATTTATATTTGTTTTCGTTACCAATAGCAGGATATAAATATACGGCACGATTAACTAACCGACCTAATAAATGGTCGCCATTTGGATTATCCAATTCTTCCATAAGTTTATCCATGCCAACAGCCTTGACACGTGTTAAACCTTTTTGGAGTGCATTAAGAATGATAAAGTTACGCATTCTATCGTATCGACTAGCCGTTGTTACATCTGGAATATTATAATCTTTATCGAACCATAATCTTATGTTTTCATCGAAATGACTAGGACTATTTAAGAATGCATTCAACACCACTTGAGGTATTTTTACTTCACCACGGTTGACAGCTTCCATTAAATCACGTTGAGATGGGATTTTATAATCAGGTACTTTTTTTAGAATACCTTGCCAAGCTGGAGCATACATTGGTTCTTTACGCATTAACTGATTACGTTTTGCAATAATACCATTAAGTCTCTTACGATACTCAGATTTTGAAATAAATGGATGGTTATTTATATATTGAATATCGTCAGCAATACTATTAATAATATCCATATGCTTTTCCATTACTTCTTGTTCATTTTTGATATTATCACTAATGTCAATATCACCAGTATCTTCATTCGCTTGATGTTTCAAGTAATCTCTAAACGCTTGTTTCTCTTTTTTACCTTTATCAGTTTCCATTTTCAAATCATCGACCATTTTTAATGCATCAACTTCATTGATTTGTCCACCGCTTTGGATTTGAGATTTTAAGTCAGCTAATTTTTCAACATCTCGCATTACAGCTTTTTGCTCATCTGTAACCATGTCAACAGTTCTAGGACCTCTCGGTCTAGTTTGTTTTTTAGGTTTTGGTTGAGCTGGATTTAAGCCTAGCCGTTCTTCGTATGGAGTTACAATAGGCTCTTCTCCTGTAGGATTATCATGGTCAATAGTTTCTGTATGGTCTTTTTTAACAGGACGTGCTTCCCATTTTTTATTTGGGTTTGGTACAATGACATTATAAGGACCAATATTACCACCAAGCACATCGTTGTTCTCATGTCTGTATTTTAAAGCATCTTTCGTGAGTGGCATTTTCATGCCAGTTTCACGACCAGTATGGGAAAGGTATTGTTGTATTTTCAATAGACCATCACGTGTTACTTTATCACTATTTAAGTAATCTGCAATTTGTTGGTCGTCACCTGCGATATTACGGTCAGATGTTGCTACTTGTTTATTATTAACAAATTTCTCTGGTGTACCATTTGGACGTACTGCAACTTGTGCATTTTTTCTGCGTGTTTCTTCTGCACTACGTTTGGCTTCGTCTATGTTAGCTTGTAACATTCTGCGTTCGTTAGTAGCTAAGATTTTACGAACATTTTCAAATTGAGGTCCAGTGACATCAATACCGTTTGCACCTAAAGTTACTAGCGTATCTTTAATTTTACCAGCAAGGGCGTGTTTGACTGGCAAGTAGTCTGCACTATCTTTTGGAGGGAGTGTGCTAATAATTTCTTCCATTTTCTCAGCAACGTCACGATTTTGGATATAACTTTTAGCGTTATCTTGTGTACGTTCTGCATTATCCATGTATTTAACATAGTTTGTAATACGACCAAGTTCTTCATTTGTATATCCATTTCTGGACTTAATGCCAGCTTTAGCTAAGTAGTTACGTGGGTTTTTAGCTTGTTCATTGCGTCTAATATCAGAACTATTAGCATCACGTTTACGTGCTTGCATTGCATTATGTACACGATACGCTGCATCCCTTGCTTTAATCGGATTATCTTTATACTCATGCTCAAAGTATGTTTTGTTTGGAGAATTCTCATATCGTTCATTATGATATGCATTCCTACGTTCGTTAATTGCATCAAGTTGAGATTGGAAAGCATTCTGCTTTTCTCTCTCTTTAATTCTATTTTCAATATCACGAACCGATGTTCTATCTGGATTTTCACGTTCAAGATTAGAGCGTTCTGCATCTGTTAGTTCAATGCCAAGTCTATCTGCCTTTTCAGCAATAGTTTCCTCTTGTGGCTGTTCTTCTACAGATGGTTCCTCGACTACTTCATTAGAACGTGTCATATCTTCATATAAACTACGAGAAAGTAGGTTTGCTTCTTTATTACTAAAGCCTAAGTTTGTAAAATTCTCAGCGAACATACGAGGAGATAAATCTTCAGCAGTTTTATCACCATGTAAACTCATAATATTAGCACGTTCATCTTGAACAGCTTCCATGGCTGATGCATAGTCTTCTGGTGCTTTTTTATTTAATACTTGGTTCACAGAGTTAGCAAAAGAGCTTTCTTCCATCATTGGGGAGTAGGAAGCATTCGAAATATCATCAATTTCTGTATTACCAAGAGGTGTATTGTCAATGAATGTAGGTTCTTCAGGTACGATGTTATTTAATCCTTCGTTTTGAACCATAGGTCCTGCACTGTCAGCAATTACATCTTCAGTAGATGTTAAGCCAGCCATTTCGTCAGCTTTATTTAAGATTTTATTAGAAGCACCACGTACAGCACCACCTACGCCACCTACAGCCATGGAGATATTAAATGCGTCTTGTGCCGCCATATTCATGTCATTGGTCCATGTAGATGGGTCTAACATAGATACTTGGTCGTAACCCTCTTGACCTTTAATACGACCTTCGATAGCTTGTTGCCATGCTTCTGTGTAGCTTTCAACTGCACTGTTAGCTGCATTACTAAGTAAACCTTTTACCATTAGCTTACCGCCATCTTTAGCGAATGCACTAGCCAACATACCAACCTTACCCGAAACACCAATACGGTCAGCGGCGTAATCTAGCATTGCAGGTCCCCAACCCTCACTTAGAGATTGTCTAAAAGCGTCGCCTGCTACGTCTGTATCATACCCTGCATTACGGTAGTCATTATAAATAGAGCCAGCATTTTGTACGTTCTCAAGACCAGAACCTACTGCAAGTTCTGTGCCGTATTTAGCTACTTTACTTAAGCCAGTGGCAACAGAGCCAGCTAATCCCTCAGATACGCCAGCCCTTGCCAATAAGCCACCAATTTTACCTGCATTTAAAATACCAGCAGTTGTACCGCCTGTGGACATAGCCATAGCTACTTGTGGAACTACGTTACCGACAAATTGACCACCTTGAGCCGCCCAATAGTGCGGATTTGTAACTTTATCTCCCCATGATAAGTCAGCCGTATCTGGGATTGTGCTTCTGTAAGCGGCTAGATTAGAATAGTAATTTGCTTCGTTTTCGGCTTTGCCACGTAACCATTGTGCCGTATCACTATCTGATAAAGATAATCCATAAGATACCGCACCTAACATATCAGAGCCTAAGCGGTCTAAGCCAGCACTAAAGTTACCTACAAATTCATCGCCAATACCATCATAATGTGCCTTGCCCATGTAGTCATAGCCAAGAGTAGCAAGGTTATTACGATACTGGGCATCAGCATTTCTACTGGCTAACCCGTCTGTCCAATTTGCCATTTAGTTCACTCCTTTATCCTGTATAAGCGGTTTGTTTTTCAACCCCCCATGCTTTAGCTTTAGCATCTTGGTCATACTTTTGCCAACCTAATACAGTTTGAATAGCATCTCTGCCCTCTACTGTATCTTTATAAGGGGATAATTTATCAATAATTTGTTGAGTTGTTTTTGTAACATTACCATTCCAACCATCATAAGAAGTTTGAGCCCAATCAGCATCTGATGCTTCTGTAAATGCACCCTGCCCTTCTGCTAAGATTTTGGCAATATCTTTTTGATGTGCAATAGTAGCACGTGGTTGACCCTCAGCATCTAAATATGAACCATCAGGTAGTTTAGAACCTGCACCAGAACGAGCACCAGCTCTAATATTTGCTGTTGATAATGCTTGCTCCATTTTCATACTTTGTAATGCTTTTTGTTGCTCAAATTGCATATTCGCTAATTCTTTCTTCTGAGCAAACGCTGTTTGTTGGTCTTGTAATGCTTGTTGTCGTTTCATATTTGCTAATGCCATTTGGTTATTGCTCATGTATCTATCAGCCATAGGGTCTAAACGTACACCTAAAGATGCACCTAGACTAGCTAACATTTTACTATTAGAGCTGTTGTGACTATTAGCAATCATTTGAGCTAATTGACCTGCGTTAGTTAATTTCTGCGTATTATTAGCTGTGTTTGCCGCAGATACAGCTTGGTTTACTAACGCTTTCATTTGGTCTGCGTTATTTTTACTTAATGCAGTGCCCATTTCGCCAAAGTAAGATGAATTACGCAATCCAGCAATACGACCAGCTTGTGTTGCACGTGCTGCTTCTACTTCTGGACTAGCTACTTGGTAATGCATTAAGGTTTGGATTTTATCCCAATCAAGTTTTTCATTTGGGTCATCAAATGCAAAGCCTTGAGCTTGAGGATTGTTGTTCTGATACCGTGTCATAGACGTAGGAGAACCTGCTTGAGAAAAGGCATCACGAGCGGCTTTCTGTCTTGGAGATAAATCAGTATCAGCACTACGTTCAAAGTTATCGTGGAACCATACGGCTGCTTGTTCAGGAGTATCAAAACTATTCAACGTATTAATACCCTCTGGACCAAGCTCTTTTAACATATACTGAAATTGTGCTTCTGGAGTGCCAGATGAAATACCTAAAGACTTGGCAAAATCTGCCAAGCCTTGTTGTCTATCAGCACTTGTATATTGGAAAATACCATAGCCATGTGTTCCATTAACTGGAATTTCATTTGCATGTCCGCCACCCTCGATAATAGTTGGGTCCATATTAGACTCCATCATACCATTACCAATAATACCAGCGGCTGCCGCAGGAGTTAAACCATACCCCTGTAATAATCCCATGTAATCAGCCATAGTACCTCCTATTTAATATTTTGTGTTAAGCCACCATATGCTTGCCAATAATTAGGGAAGTCTTGATAGTTTTGGTTATGTACTCTCAAACCTTGGTTAGCTTGACCATAACCTTTAATGTAGTCAATAGCACCAGTGTTATTAGTCAAAGCACTGCCGATTGTATCAGCATTTAAACCAAATGCGTTTCGATAACCACGACCTGCTAAGTCAGCTTGAATACCTAATGCTTGATTTTGTAAATTTTTATTGGTTGCATATTCAGGGTTTTGATATAAACCTTGAAGATTTGTTAAGCCAGATGTAAAACCTTGTTGACGTGCCAATTCTTCTTTTTGTGCTTGGTTATTAGCCTCACGCAAAGCACCTCTATCAAGTCGGTTATTAAACATCATGCCACCGATAAGACCAGCTAGATTACCCAATTGAGTTTGCCAGTCATTTTCATGTGTTTGGATTACTTGCATATTTACCTCCTAGAACGACTCTGCGTAAATGCCTTCTGCCAAGAACATATTGTCGTCTGTATCTAATACTAATTCATATACTTCTTCTTTATCATCAGTTTCAAGAATGAATGCAACTTTTTCGAAGCCATCAGCGGTTTCAACTCTATCCTTGCTTGTAATTTCAGATAAAGCCTTGCGACCATTCTTAGTTTGGAATACCTCTGTATCAGTTGTGCGAAGTTTGTGGTTTGCTGTAACAAGCAAGAAGATAGGTTGAATACCCATATTTATGTTTTCTGTTACAGTTGCCTCACCGTGACGTGTTTTAACTTTATCTCCCTCTTGTACTTCAACAATAGGTTTTTCTGTTCCGTCAGCCATAGTAACTAATACATATCTAGGGAAGCATGCAATGATAGAACCAGCTAAGGATAACGCACCACCTAAGAAGCCACCACTAGAGGATTGTGTTGCAAATGTTCTACCATTATTTAATTGACCTTGCGTTTGTAACGCTTGGTTGGTAGATTGACTTTGACCTTGTGCTAAAGATAAGGAATTTTGTACAGGAGCAAACGATGCTTGATGTGCTTTTTGTGCGTATTCGATAGGCGTAGAAGCATATTTCATACGTTGGTCCATTAAGCCAGCCGCTGTTTTTAAGTTATTATCATAATCCTGAGACATTTGTGCTGCAAAGTTTTTCTGAACGTCATTTGTAGCTGTATTAAATCGAGAGCTATCAACAACACCACGTTGAGCTAGAGATGCTAGATTTTTACCCATCGTATTTTCATACATACGATTAAAGTAGTTTTGTTTAGCATTAGCAAATACATCTGGTAAAATACCTTGGCTAAGAGGAGTAAACTCACTTTTGATTTGTTGCATTTCAGATGTTTGGTCATTATATAATTTTTGCCAATCAGGTGTAACAATATTACCAATTTGATTTGTACCATAATTTACTAATGCATCAATACTAGGTTGAATAGAGTCTAAGTATCTGCCTTGTAACGCTATTAGATGGCGTTCTTCTGGTGTTAGTTGTCGCTCATGAATAGTGGTTTTAGACTTACCCATCTAAACCTCCTTCGTGAAATAGTAATAAGTGCCATTTTCATTTGTTCGCTCTTCGTAAGAGCATTTTGCTAATCGAGCATAGGCTTTAGGATTACGACTATCTGTATAAGAAGATATCCGTTTTAAGCCTAGCTTTTTAGCCATGCTATGAATACCTTTAAGCCCATCGACAAGAGGAACTCCACACCCAATATCTATTTCTAAGGTATCACCTATAATACCAAATGTTAAGAAAGAGCCATCTTCTCTTAACCATACCATTGGGTGTAGTTCATAGTCCCAGTCATCTAGGTAATGTCTACCAACACGTTTCTGATATTCATCAATATGTTTTTGTATATTAGCTGTAAGGGCTACCGCCATTTTTATGAGCTCCTTTCAAGAAGTCATTCTGGTCTCTACCCTTTCTACTCTTTCTCCTCTTTTGTCCACCTTTAGTATCTGCGGAGGCACTAACCATGCTTTCTCTTTCAACTACAATATCAAACGATATGTACTTAAAGATAATTGGGTCATCTGTTTCAAATTTGAAACGAAGGATTGGAGAAAGAATTTGTGTTTTAAATTCACCCTGTAATTCCGTTGTGGTCCATTTATGTGTTAATTGTACATCGTTAATATAAATATACCCACGACCGTCATTTTCTTCAGATTGAATATCAATGTACGTTCTGTATGCATTAAGGTTATGAGTATCTCTCATTTCCTTAGATTGAATAAGTTGGTGAATGGAATAACCATTGTCAGTTGTATATTTAAAATCGAATTCGTAAATTGCACCATGAGTTTCATCTGTGTTCATGGCTACCAATACATGATATTGGTTTTCACAAATTGATGTAACATTGTAAGGGAAAATCCATTTTGTATATCCACCAGTCCAGTAATGATATACAAACATTTCTCTACCGCATGCACCGCTCACGACCATTTGTTTTGTCCTTCGCAAGTCGGATATAAACGGTTTAGTAACATTGTTTTTTAATTCTGGGTTGATGTTATCACCAATATCCATAACATTAAAGTTAGCATATACTTGAGAACTTTTAACAGATTTTAAACCACGGGTAGAAACGAATACAATATCAGAGTTAATGTTGTCGCAAGCATGTCTACTTACTACATCAGAGTTATTAGCAAGTAATGTAATTGACCACTCTTCTGGTTCGTTTTGAACGTCGTAAATATAGCCATTACTTTTGAATACTAATACGTCAGAAGCTAATTCAGCTATTGCAACAATATCGCCACCATCACCGTAGCCTACATTTACATCTTTACGTGCAGAAGCATCATTACTATTTTCGTTCCAACTATTGACATCACCAATAGTGGAATAGATAAGTAAATCAGAGCCAGTTTTAGCTACTACTACACGAGAAGAACGAGTAAATACAATATCACAGTTAGGACTACCGTCAATAGTTTTTAGTGTTTGATAATTGTATTCTTGTAATTTAGAACCACTTGCAATAAGTAAAGAACCTTTCCATTTACAACAAGAAGGGCGTTCCGCATCTCCATTAATTTTACCAATCAATACTGGTTGTTTGCCAAATTCATATCTGTATACTTCTTTATTTTTGAGGAATACGAAGAAATCATTCATTTCGTAGTCATTGTATACATGAGTAACAGGAGAATTGAAAGAAGCTAGAGGGGTGCTTAAACCCCTCCGTGTTCTTAATTTACTACCTACTACATCGAATTCCATGTTTTCTAGGCGAACAACTTCATTATCTTTGATAAACTCAGGAGACTTGGCAATGTTCATGCCACCAGTTAAATCATCTAATTTAACGGTAACAATTTTTTTAGTTTTGCCACGTTTTTGAGCCATTATAACATACCTGCCGCTTTAGCCTCTGCGATTGTAATAGGAGAGCCATCAGAATACATAGCAATACCTAAATATGCATTTGGGTCTTTTTTAAGTTCTTTAATTTTGTTAACAAGAGCAGCGTCGGTTTTACTTGTGGAACCTGTTGTGGAAATAATAAATTTCTCACCCAATTTCCCTTCGGTATCAGAATAATGGAATACCAAGTTGTTATTATCAAACTCTAACACGGCACCGTTACCGCCCCCATCTAACGCAATAGTCTCAGCGAATACATTTCTTGCGAGTTTAACAGGGATAGCTTCAGTCATGTTACCATTTTTATTCAATGTCAAAATAGCATCAACCATGTTGTAGCCCATTACGGTGTTAAGTTTATCAAAAATTGCAGGTCGGGATTGATATGTTTGGAAGCCATTAAAGCGACCATAGAATGTTGCCCCTCTACTATTCCAGTCTTGCACACTTACCATTTGTCTTAAATCTTTATTATCAACGTCTGGGTTGAATATACCTTGAACTAACCAGTACACTGTCTTAGTATTACCATGCGGTTTAATAGTTTTATTATCTTTAATTGGCATAGTAACAGTATAATCTTGACCATTAGTGGTATATGTAATATTCACAGAACCATTAGGGTTATCAGCTTCTTGCGGCGTTATACTTAATGCCAATGTGAAATAACTAACATTTCCACAGTTTTGACCATCAGCTGTTAATTGATAAGACCTATTGGAAGTTATTTGTTTTACACGATTTTTATATTGACCATCTGAAATTCTAACATTCTCAATGTTGTATAAAGAATAAATTGTAACGCTATTATCTATAACAACTTCATATCTTTCTTTTACTGTACCAATAGCAGATAATCTATTATCGTCACCTTTTCTAAACACATTATATTGGCTCAAGTTGTCCATTAATTTTTTATAATCGGAGCCGCCAATGCCAGCTTGAATAGAATTGATTTCACTAGCAAAGTTGGAGAACCGACCAGAAGAAGAAATGCCTTTAGCACGAATTGCATTAGCAATCGCATTTTTAGTGTTGTTTAATTCATTAAAAGAAATAATTACGCTTTGAATATCCATAGAACCTCCTATTGATTTAATCTATCCACAGCTTCTTTAAGAGCTGTTAAATCCGCTTCATATTTAGTTTTAGAAATAAAGTTGTCATCTACTTCCTTTTTAGTATATAAGGTTTTAGATGCACTATCAAAATCTTTAGTTGTCAATAAAGAACGAGAATTTACTCCGTCCCACCATGTTAATCTACTAGCGGAAAATGCCAACGGTTTATCTTTATGACCAACCTCAACGCCATTGCCTCTGGAAAGTTTAATTAAACTCCATTCAACACCAGATGTATCTTTACCAGTTAGTGGAACATTATTATCTAATGGTGGAATACTTGGCGGTGTGTAGTTAATATTATTGAAGTACTTAGTGTTAGCACTATGCTTATATACTTCTACTTTACCATTGTTATTAGCTGTGAAATATACTTCACCATTAGCAATAGCAAAATCTTCAACTTCAAGTGCAGATGTTACTTCTGTATTAGTAACACTATCATCTAAGTTTTCAATAATATAGCCACCAACAGAGAATACGATACTTTTACCGTTATATAACGCACCATTTGTATCTTGGTTAGTAGAGATAATTGGAACTGTGACAGTATTTTCCAACACTCTACTTTCATTGTAATACTGAACAGTACGTTGCTTAGTGGTACCAGTATACAAGATAGAGATAAACTTGTTAGCTGTTTTATCGTAAGCTAGGTTGAATACCTTATTAGGGAAGTTTACAGTGTTTTCAATCGCCATATCAGTAGTCATAACGGCTACTTGATTAGGGTTTACAGCACCGTTTGCCACATAGATTTTGCCTTTGTAAGCACATAATGTATTACAATGTCCTAATCTATTCTTGTCTGTAAATGTTTGTTTGGACATTAAAGTAGAGAAGTCAGAATTGTATTTATAGAACACTTGTTTGGTATTATCATTATTTACGCAAGCAATATAAAAAGCATTGGCTTCTTCGCTATATGTAAAGCCTTGACATTGGTTTACACCACTATCTAACGGAATTTCTAATACCTTAACAATGTTATCTGCACTCTTGAATAATGTCGGTGTAGAGCCTTTAAGGCTTTTAATGAAGTCAGCTTCAGTTCCTGTATTACCAAGCTCTAACCAAGATTGATAAGCACTTTTACCAACATCACCTTTAGGACCTTTAATGTTACCTAATTTAACTCTTGGCATTACTGACCTCCTTCCCAGAAACCAACAATATCTAAAATATAGCGTTTATTGGCACCTGCTACACCCCAACCTTTGATGTTACGTTGGTTAGGCTCTACATACACACTATTGTTGTTAGCATCTACAGATACTTCAAGTAATCGTTTAGGTACAGGAGAATTAGCAGGTAGTGAACACAATACTCCACCATTACCAGAACCATTACCAGTAACTTTCATATCTAAGTGTAATTTACCAAAACCCGTGGCAGGATTATATTCAAGATATCCCCTGCCATTGCCTGCGGCTCCTGCCTGTGCTACGCCCCACACAACGTCATATATTTTGATTGCATTAGTATTTGCAGCATTAGGTGATACTGCATTGCTAGGTGCAAGGTTAGAATAAGCAATATCCACAAATAAATCGCCATTTTCAGCTAGTGTAAATGTTAATTCTGGTTGTGTACCGTTATCGCCTTTATCGCCTTTTGGACCCGCAGGACCTGCATCGCCTTTTGGTCCTCGTTCTCCAGTTCCACCCTTGGGTCCGATATTACCCTGTGGACCTTGTGGACCTACGTTACCTTGTAAACCCTGTGGACCATCTACGCCTCTAGGACCCTGTGGTCCTGTTGGACCTATTGGACCTTGTGGACCAATATCACCTTTATCACCCTTGACACCAGACATAGTAATGAGATATTCCATTACATTGCCATTTTTAACGAATACTTTACCGTTATCAGCATCATTAGAGCGAACCATAACTAGGCTATATTCAGAGAATGTAGAAGCATTGTTGTGTACAGAGGTTACAGATGGTTGGATAGAGCTAATTTTAAAAGGCTCTCCTCGTTCACCTCTTGGACCTTGTAAACCAGTAGGACCGATTGGACCAATAGGACCTCTTTCCCCTTGAATACCACGAGGACCTTGAGGACCTACTTCGCCACGTACACCTTGAATGCCTTGTAAACCTTGTGGACCTACAGGACCAACATTACCTTGTTCGCCTTTAGGACCAATAGGACCACGCTCACCTACATCACCTTTCGGACCAGTTAAACCTCTAGGACCTTCTGGACCCATAGGACCGATATTACCATCTGCCCCTTTAGGACCTGCTTCGCCATCATTACCTTTAGGACCAACAGGACCTTGAGGACCTACACTACCCTCAGGACCTCTTTCCCCAGTTTCACCCTTGTCACCTTTAGGTCCTTTTAGTTTCTCTAACTGTGCAGGAGTGAAATCTTCGAATTTAAAATCTTTACCATTTTTGCCATCTTTCCCATCACGATTATGGTTAATCGTAATATTAGGAGTAGAGGCTTGTATAATTTTAATAATTTTATCAGCCATATATACCTCCTAGTGGAAAGAAATGCCCGGACTTACAATAAACTTACCTTGAACGATACGTTCTTTTCGCCCATTCATATTAGTTTGCTGAACATCATAATAGTAAGAGTTCGTTTCGCCGTAGTAGTCGCCATCGGTATCAATGTTGCCAGTAACTTCAGAAGAGAAATTAATATTTAATACACCGTTAGGTGCATCACTAATTACACATTCTGCTTCTGCGATTACTTCTTGGCTCTCTGCTGTTGCTCTTACTTTACAAGCAAATGTATAACCAGTAATGTCAATCGGTGCGTTCTTGCTATCGCTTACAATCATTTGCAAAGAATAGTCGTCGCCTTGATTGACGGTAATGTCATATACTGGTACAGTAGATTTAAACTTTGCCATTATTCAGCTCCTTTCCTTTCTTCATAAGTTCCAATGCCTGAATTGTATTTAGAGTTGATTAATTTATTAGCAACTTGTGTCATAGGACCACCACCTGCCGCCATAGTAGCAAGTGTTTCGTAATGGTCCCATCTAGCGTCAAAGAATACTAAGTAAATTGTAACACCAATAAATAACAATACAAACAAGACAGAGATTGTACGAGTGAGGGATAAACCCCCATTCTCATACATTAACATTTCAAGAATACGCTTCAAGATTTTATCACCTCTTTGGTTTCCTTGATAAATTCACGTAACGCTTTAAACCATTTAAAGGCTTCTGCGTCTAATTCATTTAATTTTTCGATAATAGATACAATCTCACATAACATCGGTGCTAACATAAATAGCATTGAGAGTAATGCATCTATTCTCAATCCCATAACAGGAACATCAGGTAATGACCATGCTGTAGCTGCTAGAGTGAAGAAAATAGGATATTCAAAAGACACCTTAGAAAATAAAGACTTACGGAATGCTTTACTTACTAAAAATCTTTTTGTTTTCCCATTCGAGAGAGTAACAGTTCCCCAGCCAAGGAATAATGCTTTGAACATATTCCATGCGGTACATTCTTTACCAACTGCTTTGTTGTATTCAACAAGTTCAATTACAAACCGTAATAGAATATCTATCAATAATAGAATTGTTACGGCTAAAATACAGAAAATAATATCATAGACAGCGTTATCTGGTGCACTATGATACAAATAGGAAAGAATGCTATCCCTTGGTGGTGGCAGCATTATTTCAATCATTAAACCTCCTATCTACATTATGACTTTTTAAGATTACTAACATCGGCAACCAGTAATCGTAACCTTGAGTCAATACCCGCATCTGCTAATCTATCAGGTCTTGTCACTTCTGGTTGGTAAGTCGCACCTAATGTTAGTGTGTTGCCATTTTTGATTGATACACCATAAGATAAATATTCAGATGAATAAACACCATCTGATGGACCAAATGGAGATGGAGGAGCATTGAGCAAACACACCGCAATAGACTCTACATCATATGAACGGGTGATAATATCATTCGCAAATTTGATATATCGTTCATCTTTAGGGTCTTGAAATGGTTTACAAACATTTATATCTATATCAATATAGTCTAATAAACGTAATGCTGGATATTCTGAGTCAAATAAGACTTCTCCATTTTCTCCAAAAATTTGTAACCCTGCTTTATTCTTATTTACATCTATTGGTATATAATTATCAAATACATAACAATCAACACCTGCTGGGTCTGGGTTTAGATTTTCAGGATGAGCATGCCTTTTATAATGTGGATAAACGGTGCATGTTTGACGACCAAATGCTGCCGCAATAACACAGTCGTCATTAATTGGTTTAATAAAATTTAAGTACATTGCTCCATTATTGTCGATAGCCACTCTGGTATTAAAATCCACGCTAACAACATTTGGAACAATATCATATAATTTAAAATTTCGATACTGGTCATTAATAATAACTTGATTATTATCGTTGTAAACTTCTAAGTGTGTAACCCCCATGTTAATATTCTCCTATAGACAAGATGATAGCAAGCGTGTCGTTATCAAAAAAATGATTATTAATGCGAGTGTATTCCCAATGTACAGTATCACCGCTAACCCAAGTTTTAATAAATTTGGTTGTTGGGAATTGACCAGTATATAAGACCGATACAAAAGGAATGATGTATATTGTGGTATTATCTTGCTTGCCTGTAACTTTAACACTACCAGTCCATGATGTGCAAGGGACACACATTAATGAACGAGTAAGCCTATGTTCCGTTGATAAGATTTTACGTCCATTTTCATTATATATTTCAACTCCTTGTGGCATATGTTTTCGCCTCCTTAATTTAACAATAGCAATAAACCCAGCAATTACAAATATAGCACTAATTAATATTAACATCATTAAAACACTCCTAATCTTACTCTAAGGCGATTTTGTCCATCATATACTTCAATTAAGTTATCTTTGATAACAGTTCTAGCACCAGTATTGGCTGTTTTTAATTCACCAATACGAGCCGTGATAGAAGATAATGTTTGAACACTTAATTTATCACCAGTAATAGCACCTGCTTGTATTTTATTAGTACTCACGGAACCAGCTTGAATTTTATCGCCACTAATACTATTAGCAGCAATTTTATCACCAGTAATTGCGTTAGCAACCACTTTATCGCCCGTAATAGAGCCTGCTTTAATTTTATCAGTTGTTACTGCGTTAGTTGCAATTTGTGTAGCTGTTATAGAACCCGCTTTAATCTTATCGGTAGTTACCGCATTAGCTGCAATCTTATCACCAGTGATGGCATTGGCTACTAGCTTACCAGTAGTAATAGTATCATCTGCAATCTTAGTGCCAACAATAGCTTTATCACCAATATGCTTAGCAACGATTACACCATTATCAAATACAGTCTGACCAGTGATGTGAATATACTTACCAGCGATACTAACTGTATCTGGTGCTAGGTTAATACGAGATACAATTTCTTGACCAGTAAGTTTATCAACGCCTGCTTTAACTTTAAGTTCAATACTATTAGCAACTTGTGTAATGCTAGTTTGTAAATTATTAAAGTTATTTGATACAGTTGAATTAATAGCGTTAGCCGTAGCAGTCAATCTGCTTTCAGCAGTATCTTTAGCATCTTTAACCTTGGCATCAATAATACCATTCATGGCAGTCAGTGATGTTTGTAGTCCACCAATCTTCTTGTCAATTTCTTTTCTGGCATTATTAATATCTGTAATACCTTGGTTAATAGCATTAATACCCAACTTTTCTTTGTTGAGCATTTCAATTGGTATCTCTTCAATAGTGCTAATAGTTATTGGGTCAGACATTTCGCCATTACCAAAAATATCAGTGTAGCAAACCTTAACAGTGTAAGTGCCAGTAGAACAGAGGTAATTAAGACTGTTGTCCACCACAAAGTTTTCTTCATTATTAACATAGACAATAGCTCCTGTACAATCTTCTGGAATACTAGCAAATGTAATATTAAGACCTTCAATGACTGGTTTAACAACAAACTGTGTCGGTTTAGCTGGTACAGCTTTACTATAGTTTACTTTAGCAGGCACAGAATAGGAATTACCAACACCTTTATTGTAAATATAACCAGTGCCAACACGTGTATATGGTTTAGCAGTAGAGTGCCAATCAGTAGTCAAATCTAACCTGTTATGCAACTCACCTACATGCTCATCTAAACGTAGTTCTGTCCATTGATAGTCATTTTGTGGTCTTTGTTTCCACGACCAATAAGCACCACGTTTATCAAATACAACTGTTGCTTCATATGGTGACTCTGGTACATGAGTTTGCTCAGATACATAATAATACGTAACAGGTGCTCTAGCTTTTTCAGAAAGGGCGTTACGAATATCTCTACCACGAATTACGAATTCGTATTTTTTGCCAATCTCTACGTTTGGTATTGTAAAGATATTTGTCTTACCTGTATCGTAGTGTTGATGTACCTGCTTATCAGCAAATTGGTCTACTGTATCGTGGAAATCACCAACTTTAACATCTATACTTACGCCTGCATACTGTTTAATAGGAGTGCTATCCCATTTCAAAATTAGAGATACACTCCCATTAACTGAGCGTTCATCTATGGTAATATTACGGACTTGTTCAGAGATAGTATCAGGGTTATCAGCAATACCATTCCAAATCTTTGTAGCTTCATTGATTTGGTCTTCTAAAGAAGCCTTAATATCATTTAAATACCCTTTTAGCAAGGAGATAAATTTACGACCATCACCATTTATCGTAGATGGTAGGTTATTTTGTTTGTCCATTTATCCTCCTATAAATAATTAATAATAGCCTCCACAAAGTCTTGTTCTACAGTCATATCGAATTCATGATTACTCATTGCGAATACGATAGTTAATTGAGCAAGGATATTAGAGAATACTTCGTTTGTCCACGGCAATTCATCATTAACTGTAGATACAAATTGAGGTCTGCGATAGTAACGCACAGTATATGGCAATTCACCATAACATTCGATTGTTTTGCCATTATTTTTTAAAAGTAATGGTGCTTGGTTTGTGGCTTTGTACCAATCTGACGGCGTGGGTGTTTCTTTTTGTGTGAAAGTAATATCACCGATAACCTCATAATAATTATTGTCGATAAGTACATGCCATACAAAATCAATCGCATCATTAAAGTATGCAATCAATTCATCGTCATCATACCCACTTTCAATACTATCAGATAAGCGGTTTCGTAATGCCGCTTTATTCATTAATTCTTTTACTGTCATATTACCTCCTAGCCTTGGTTAGCTGGTGTAGTATTGCTCCCATCAGACTCTTTTTCAAGAGATGGTTTAGCCTCATACAGCAAAAATTGCAATAGTTGTTTATTAAACATAACACGCTTGAATGGAATTTCATCTTCAAGAGATTTTACATGTGGCATTGCAACATAGTATACAACCTCTAATTCACCATCAAATTCTGGGTCTAGGTGTTTCATAATAGGACCATCAACTCTATATTCAAACTCAACAGGGAATTGACCTTGGAATGCAATGAAATCATCTGGTCGCTTTACTTCAGTGGTGCCAGTTAATGTTAATTTCTTAGTCAATTCAGGGTCATTTTGATGAGATAATTCATAGGATAAGCGGTCAATGGCATTATTTAAGCAGTAAATCAACTCAATATCAGAGTATGATGTTTTCTGCATATCACCAAGACGTTGCCGTGCTAGAATTAACATCTCTTTTACTTTCATGCTTACTCCTTATACATAAAACTGCATAGGTCGCTCAATAGGTCTACTAGCATCACTAGCTGTCATCTTGCGAATCTCTTCTGCAATCATTTTAGCCATTCCGTCAGAACCACCTGTTTTATCAGGTTCCTTACGGAGTAACATAGTAGCAAAGCGTACAAATAAATCAAATAAAATTGGAGGTAAATCAATCTCGTCTATTACATCTTCAACTTCATCAATGATGCGGTAATACTTTAGAGTAGTATCATTTTTGATATAGATTTTCTTACCCATGATTTCATAAGTATCATTTGTATCTTCTTCTATGGAGTCAAATTTACCGAAATCACTTGGTAACTTAGCAACGCCATTATTTGGCTTTAATGGTACTTTATTAGCAATATAAGAGCTCTCGACATTGATAAGTGATAAGTTTACATATCTTAATACTGTATTGATTGCATCAATGAGTTCACTGTTGGAGTGTTGACGATTATATGCCTCATCTAAATTGTATAAAATACTCTCAACGATGGCTTGTACTCTAATCATTAAACGCCTCCATACTTGGCTGTGGATTTAATAATTTTACCTGTATTTTCAGAGTAAATAGTGTTAGTGGTGCGGAATTCTGGGTTTTTAGCCAACCAGATATTGAGCCATTTAGCTGCTTCAATATTATCTTTACCTTGACATTGTTGATATTGCATCAGTTCAAAATCTGTGGCAAATCTGTGTCTAGGTATCATGGCAATCTTTTTGGCTTTACCATCATGAATGCGACCTTCTTCCATGCTATCACGCACACGTTGACATTCACGAAGTACTACACCTTCATCATATGTTTGTTTAATTTTCCAATCACCAGTTTTAGGGTCAATTTCTACTTGTGTACCTATATTCATAGTACCTCCTAAAAAAAATAGGGGAGGTCGCCCTCCCCATATCATTTATTATTTTGTGATGTTGTAAATACGAGCGTTAGCAATAGGTGCAGTACATTCTAAAGTAGCATCACCAGTGATGTATTTAGATTTGTAAGTACCTTTACGCAAACCATTTTCAACATGGAATGGAATTAAGTAACCCAATTTCCAGTATTGTGCTTCGATTAAGTCTACTACGTCATCTGTGTACATACGATGGGAAACCAAGTCAATACGACCGAAGTCTGTTTCCAATACATCTACAACTTCTACTAATTCTTTAGAAGTTTGTTCACGGTTTTTAGTAGTACCTTGAGTGAAACCAGAGCATACACGTTTGTTTTTACCAGACATTACAGCGAAATCAATGGAACCACCACGGGACCAAGCTGCTTGCATAGCATCATTGATAATGTCGAATGTCAATTTACCAGCGTTTGCACCAGTAATAGCACCAGCATCTACTGCGTTACCAGAAGTTAATTCGCATTTACCAGCAGCTACAGCAGCGGCAGGTTTAATAGTAGTAGGTGCAGTTGCAGTTGTTTCTTGTTCAGTTGCACAAATGTTGAAAGTATTAGCATCAATAACTTTTACGAAGTATTGAGTGTTAGCTTTCAAGTTAGCATCAAGTGCATTACCTGCTTTACCACGGAATACAACAACATCGCCATTTACAAATTTATGGTTTGTAAGTGTAAATACGCCAGTAGTTGCGGCAGTTACCTCTTTGAAGTTTTCCAAGAAGTAAGGGATACCACCCATTTTACCAGCGATTGCATCATCACCCATAACTTTGGATTTATTGCGAACGATAGCATATTCAAGGTCACGACCAATTTCTTTAGTCGCTTTTACCATTTGATAACCCAACTCATCTGCTACGCCATATTTAGCGATTGCTTGAGTTGTATCAGTGACACTATAACCATGAAGGAATTTTTGTACATAGTTAGAGTCACGTTTACGTGGATTTGCCTTTTGAGAGTCGAAGTCAACTGCTTCTTGGAAGGCATTTTCCATTGCTGGACGCAAGGAGTCATTTAACCATGCGTGTTCAGTGGAAGTAACTTTAGTTTTACCAAACTTATTAGTTAATAGCGTTTGGTCAGGGTCAATTGCTGTAACAAAATCAGTAATGTCCTCTTTTTTACCTACAACGGTAAAGGAACGGACAGCCATATCTTTATCTGCCAATTTTTATACCTCTTTCAAAAAATTATAGCTGGGTCAAGCCAGTCTTTTGGAATAGTTGTACCAACTGGTCATTAGTCATTTTACCCATCGCCTTGAAGTCTACATCTTGTGTAACAGATGTTGGTGGTCGTGTTCCACTACCTGCTTGTTCAAGGACAGGTGGCTTTGGTTTTGCAGTTGGTTGTGGAATATTTGGTACCACTTGTTGTGGTGGATTTTGCTGATTATGTTGTGCATTCAACATTCCGTAATATTCATTACGAGCTGCTGTCATGAACTGTGCTACTGTATCAGCATCGTAATTGTTTAAAGCATTTTGAATTTTTACTGCTTGTTGATAAGGCATGTTTTGTAAACGCCATTCAGCGTAGCGGTCAATTTCTTGGAAATTCGGGTCTTGACGGAACTGGTTGACTACGTTAGCAAAATTCTTCTGAATAGATTGTTGTTCGTAGATTTGTGCTTTAATAGTAGCAACACTATCAGTTAAAGCGGCAATATGGACTGGATTGAGTTCATCAAACTCAACGCCTAAATTACGTTCAACTTCTCCCTTAGCAAACTCTGCAAGTTTATTATAATATTCCGCTTGAGTAAATTGTGGTTGTTGCGGCTCTTGTGGTTCAGGTTGTACTTGAGGTTGTTGATACTGAGCGTATTGTTGTTGTAACTGTCTACGTTCATCAGCTAATGCTTGTGTTTTACGAGAATAATCTGCTTGGCGTTGGTAGCCATTCAAAAGTTCTTCAAGTGGAACTTGCATTTCTTGACCGTCAACTTTGACTGTATACATCTGTGGTTCTGGTGTTGCATTTTCTGGCTCTGTTGGCTCTGCTTGTCCTTCGTCAGAGTCCTGCGTTTCTGGTTCAGGGGCAGGCTCATCATCACCATCAAAAGCAAACATTCGATTGCCATTGAAGAATACATCTCCGTTTTCGTCAATACCAAAATCAAAATCAGCAGGCTGTGCTGGAGTATCATTACCCTCTACATCGCCAGTTGGTTCTGTTGGTGTAGCATCTGTTGCAGGTACTTCAGCTTCACCTTCTGCAAATAATTGCAAATCAAATTCAAAATCCTTCATTACGTTCTCCTTTCACTCCCTAGTGGGTTGGTGAATAATCTTAAATTAAGCCAGCAGGATTAGATGCATAGTAATCACGAACATTGTCAGCATTGCCACCGTCACCCAATCCATTGAAGAATTTGCCGATGGCAGAGCCATCCCAAATAGACTCATGTTTTGGAGCAGTATATACTGGTTGTTGGTAATGCATCATAGCACTTGGAGTGCTTACCTCTGGTTCATAGCTTACGCTAGGTGTGTCATCATAAGATGGTTCATAAGAACCTCCATAAGAAGCAGCTCTAGCTTGTGCCACTCTAGCAGCTTCGGCTTCTGCTTGTTGGCGTAAGCGTTCTTGTTCTGCTAGATATTCACGATATGGTGCACGAATAGCACCTTGACGATACAACTCTTCAATCTCTTGTGGGTGGAATTCAGTACGTGCTTTCATAGACGTAATGTCATCTGCTCCCCAACCAAGTTCTCCAAGTTTTTTGTCATCTGCCCATTGATAACCCATCTCTTTAGAGAATGGATTTTGTCGTGCCCATGCCATGTCTTGAGGAATTGCATCCATACGTTGCTGAGCAATCTGTCCCATTGTTAATGGGGTATAGTTTCCTTCCGCTGCGTTTCGGAATTTTTCCTCTAAAGCCTTACCTTGTTGCAAAATATCATAAATAGCACTAGGGTTGGACAAGCCTTGATGGCTATCTGCAAACTCCTTACTACCATCACTTTGGAATTTAGGTGCCATACTCACAGATGTGAAATCTTGAGACGGTTTAAAATTACCATTTGGAGCGAAGCCCTGAGTTGCCTCGTATTGAGCTTTCGCCTGATTAATCGGTTCTCGTTGTTTCATAAAATCTTGGTAGCTAGGAACAGCAGCTTGAACGCCAGCTTGTTTTGCCAACTGTTCTGCAATTGGAGCATAGCCCATACGTGATGTCAAATCCATATGTGGTTGACTAGGCGTAGGGTTAGCTGTCATAACCTGATGCTGTGGTTTTGCATTAGGACTAGGTTTATTATCTAGCAAGGCTTGTTGTTCTGCCGAAAAATTTTGCCTTTCACTATATTCGCCGTTTTCTGGCTTTTTGTCCATTTTTTGTTTCTCTTGAGATAATGGAGTAAATGTACCAGAGTTAATGTCATATTGAAAAGGCAATTTTGTTGGACTGTAAGAAATCTTCAAAATACATTATCCTTTCTATAAATTTGTTCATTACCCAGAACGTGGGAGATAATAGGACCACCTCCGTCATACTACGCCAGATACGAATTCAGTCATCTTATTATCACCCCCAATCATGAGTTGTATAACTAAACTGGATAATACCCACGTTGATTTTCGAATTGGTGTCTTTCCAGCAAAGTTTTAAGTTCTTGTTCGGCAATTACGCCATTTGTAATAATAGCATTCAAGAAGTCATTAAAAGCCTCCGACGCTACGAGAAGGTTCCGTTGGTGCTCCATTTCCGTTACGGGGCACGCTTTGAGGCGATTGATTATCAGTTCTTGATAAGCCGCCAACCAATCCTTGAGCAAGGTTTGGACCGCCAAAGCTAAATCCTTGTCCGCCATTTCCGCCTTGAGGGCTTGGGTTTCCTTGTAAAGTGTTGAATAATCCTGATTGTTCTGTTCCATTTCCTTCGCCTCCAAATAATAATTGTAACTCTGGTGGTAGCATCAATAAGTATTGAGGTGGTAATACTCCAAATGTCATATATGCTTGTAATGCTTCTGGTGGTAGGCTACCAAGTACTTGTTGTTTAAGTTGCATATCCATAATCGCACGTTGTTGTACAACCGCAGGGTCTGTAACATAGTCGTTATAATTTTTAAAGCCAGCACTTTCAATCCATTTTTTGAATAAATTGTAAATGTTTTGTGGCGTTACAATAGGAATGCCAGCAGCTTGTGTTTGCATCAACGCTGTAAGCATTGTTTGCAATGTCATAATGGTGGACTCTTTTGTCGCAATACTGATACCAGCATTTACAACTAAGTCGAAATTACCATTTAAGTCGTCAGGGCTAATACGTAACTGTTTGTTAGTTAGTCGAACCACAGTTTCTTGGTCTACGAATTTTTGGTTCAAGCTAACCATGAAACGAAACAGTTCCGATATCCCTGTCTCCGCAAACATACGAGCGATTAATTCAAGTCGTTGTGCACTTTGCCCCAAAATAGCCGATATGCCAGTCGCAGTTTTATTTAACGAGTTTGCGTCAAGCCCTTGGTTATACCGTGTAATACCAGTGCGGTTTTCCTTTTGCCCTTCTAACCATTCTAAGAATTGGAAAGTTTGTGGAGATAATTGGTTTACTGGCATAGACATAGCTACGTCGCCCATACTAGCACCTGGTTTTTTACGGATAACTTTGCGACCTTCAATATAGTCAGAGATATTAATACTATCTTCAGATAAAATCATTTTAGGGTCATTTGTCAATGCAATATTTTGTACGATTTGGCGAGTTAAAGCTACTTTCATATCTTGTAATTCACCAATTAGCTCGGCATAAGAGCGTTTTACCCAAATACGATGTGGGTCTTTAGTTGGAGAGATAGAGAAGAATGGGTGCCTACCCATGTAGTTAGGCTCAGCACGTAGGATTACATCACCAGCAATGGTAATAATCATATCTTCAAGAATACCATCGTTGTTAAAGTCAATTTTGGTATAGCACTCATAAATTGTAACTTCATCACGTGCTTTTTCTTGGTTGTTTTTATTCAAAGGAGTATAATTATCGCCAATAGCATCTTCTACTTGGTCAGATAACCAAGATGTAGGACCATTATCTGGCTTAACCATAGATACATTGGCATAAATACCCTCTTTTTCTTTTTGACGAAGATGAGACATAGTAACCTTTTTACGGTGTGCTACAAAATTCGCATCTTCGAGGTTTTTAGCATCAGGAGAATATAGGAATTCTGATACTAAGATGTTCTCAATTTTAGGGCTATTCTTAATATAATACGGGGAATTCCATGTTACCATGAAGTCACCCATCATATCTGGACCTTGTACGTTTGTAATTTCTACACCAGTCTGAGCTAGTAGCTGTAAAGCCTCTGCATTTAGCTTTTGTGTTTCTGGTGTCCAACCCTCTGTACGCTCCCAATAGCATTTAATAATACCCATGCCTGTAATCAAGGAGTCTTTCATCCAATTATACAGGATAGGGAAGAATTTGTTTTGGCGTTGCAGTTGATATACAAGTAAACTTTGCATAACTTCTGCATTTTGGTCATCTTCTTCAGTAACACCAGCCACTGTAATTACCTCATCAGAACCAGTAAATACCTTCATCAAAGATGGTAACGCCCATTCGATAGTATCTGCTACATCGGTAGATACCAAGGAAGAGGTTTTACTTAAAATAGGGAATTTATTAGCGTAATAATCTTTATCAGCGTAATAAATCTGATAACGCTCACGGACTGTAGGTTCAATAATGGATTGTTGATACGCCTCAGCTTCCGTAATGTCAGCCTGTACAGACTTCAATAAAGCCTTATCCGCCTCTTCTCCTGTTAATTCAATCATGAATTCGTCAGCCAATATTACATCGCACCTCCCATCGGTATGTCAGCAGTATTAACTGTTCCAAATGTTCCTACAGGTGGACTAGCAATAGCTGAAATATGTGCTAAACTGTCAATTAAATCATCATGTAAAGATTTAGGGAAGGATAAAAGCTCACTCTCAAGTTCTACTAAGAAATCTTGTCCCATAGGGAACCACAATGTACCAGCCTTAAAACGTGGTTGTAATGCGGCAATACGGATTTCCTTTTTCTCCTTAGCTTCCAGTGGTTTTACTGTAAACCAAGTATTACGAGTAATCATTTCCTTCTCCACAAAATGAATTAAAGCCGCCTGATAAGCGACCTTTTCAATACCAACAAAGATTGGTCGGTATTTTTGTACCATTCTAAAGATGGTGTCAATTGTTTTTGTTGGGTCCCATCGTCCATAATCAATTTCTAATAGGAACCAATGATTGTCTGGATTAACTGCTACCGCACAGACAGATGTAAAGTCAGCCGTTTCCTTTTCAGAAATAGCTAAATCGCAAGCGATAAAGATAGAACAATCTTCGATACTCAATACGTTGGGGTCATAATAACGGAAATATTCTTTCTTAAAGATTTGGCTTTCTGGAGAAATAGCAATACACAGTTTTTCACGTTCCCAAATATCTAACTGACCAAGTTTACGCCACTTTTCACGTTCGTCATTAATAGCTTCAACTGGATACATCTCTTCCCAGTTAGATTGACCATCCTCGTTCAATACAGGAATACGTTCAGCATCAAAGCCTAATTCTTCTTTGTTGGATATTACCTGTTCGATAATACACTTTTCACCAAGGTTATTGCCAATGAAGAATATCCGTGTATTCTTACCAAGGAAATACACATCAGATAAGAACCATTGATAGTCAGATTTCTGTACTGTATCAGAAAGACTATCCTCCAAGTCTTGAGGGTCATCTATAAGGATAATATCAGGTCGTCTATCTTTGTTGTTCAAACCACGGACACTAGAACCTTTACCATACGCTTCCATACGCACTGTAATTTCTTCTCCGTTTTTATCCTTTACCACAATCTCAAATGCCTTCTCAGACTGTTCTTTAATACGAACAAGATTAAGGTTCATTAATTCATTACTGGTGTATTCTTCTGCAATATCTTTAAGCCTTCGGCTGGCTGCCCGTTGGTTAGCCATGATAAATACGATGTATTGTTTCTTCTTAGATGGAAATACCAAGCAGTGAATTGGGAAGGCTCTCAATACATACGACGTGTTATGAGTGATAATATGTGATGGTGTAATTTGGAATAGACCATTCTCAGATTTAACTTTGATACATTTACAATCCACACTATCAACAGGCTCAACACTTTTAATAGTACGCATTAAACTGCGTCTGTCTTGTGATGTTTGGATGTATTGATTTTTACGTTCTAATCGCAAAAACTTAACAGATGGCTTAAATGATACCTTATAAGATACAGCACATTCTTTACCATTTAACTTAGGCGTAGTTTTAGTCATAGTAGCTTTCATACCTAAACTAGATGCTAATACCCTCACACCCTCTGCAAGTTTTAAATTACAGTTAGTAAATGTAATTGTACCTTTTTTACTACCAGTTTTAGCAATCGTACCATCGCTATCAATTAAACCAGCTAACAAATTAAATCGTTGTTGGGTAGAACCAAACAAGTAGGGCATTGGAATATATTTACTATTCAATAAACCATTATCGACAAGAAGTTTTCTAAAGCCGTGTAATGTTACTGTAAATACATTGTCACGGTATTCATGTACTGTGTAATTAAACCAAGGAATATTCTTTTTAAATGCTTCAATATCAGATTTACCAACAGTAATGTCTGGTTTAGAAGCTGTACCATCGCCTAACCAATACCCAAGTAAATATGGGTCAATAGGTAAATCTTGTTCTTCGTACTCAGCATATGTACATGGAATACGGAATGCTTTTTCTTGGTAGCCATTTCTAGGTTTGCCTAGGTTTTGATGTGCATACAATTCTAAAGTAGACAATGTATTATCTCTACGTTTATGCTTGTCAAATACAGTCCATAAATGTTCTGCATCACAGATTACTTCTTCTCCAGTATCAAATACCACTTTGAAACAATGATGGTCTTTAAATACAGGTGAGATATACTCTACTTCTACAGGTTTACCAAATTCATCTAATACGTAATCACCAGTTTGGATGTGTTCGATAGTTGTGTAACCGTTTGGTGTAGGAACAATAGTATTTAACGCCAACGCTTTGGCTGATTCACGGAAGCCCTCTACCGCATAATGTCTATCTCCGTTTAACAGTACCTCTCCCCATTTACGGTGAAACCAAGCAGGCTTTACTTCGTTCTCCGCTGGAAGAAACATCTGTCTAAATAATACCAAGTCATTCTCACATCTATCGTAAATCTCAGCTAATTGTTCAATCTCTTTCGACATTACATCTCTCCTTTCTTACCCTTTCATTACTTTCGTCTAAAAATACACTTTTGTAACGTATTTGTTACTCTACAGATAATTACAGAAAGAAAATACTCTACGTTTCTGCTTTCGTAATACCACTCTGAAGTGTATCCCTGAGAAAGCTGATACGTATTTTTTCTGACGAGTATGTTAATACGAGGAAGAAAAAAGAAAAAGAAAAGAAAGAAATATATAAAGAAAGAAAAGACAAAGAAAAAAGACTAGCAACCCACACTATACGTAGTTTGCCATTTTTTGCCACTTACGATACCCCCTACTACCATTTCAACCGTATTACAAATTACCACTGTCAATTAAAAATAGCGTCCATTTTCGTATTCAGGGGAGATACAATTATTTCATTTTGTATTCATGTTTCTATAAATAGTACTACCATTTTTGGAAGCCCTACCCCTTGGGTTTTTTGTATAAGCAAAACAACCTATTTGGAAGAGTATGGATTTTTGTATAAGCAGTCTCTATTTTCTATGTCCGCACGCCCACGCCTCGATGCGAAGCCCCACCCCCAAGAAATAGGCATTGATTGTATCGAAAACAATAGGAAAACTCATTGTATTACAACGCACTATATAAAGTGGGGGGGGTAGTGTCGGAAAACACGGGGTAAATACAACGCATTGCACTATATGATTGGATATGTGAGATAGTTTAGCCACAGAAAGCGAACAGGCTTTCAGGGTACACGAATAAGTACCGATTAGTATTAACCGCTTGAAAGCGGAGAAAAGAGGTCTAAAATGACTAAAACAACAAAACAAAATACTGAAAAAAGCGTACAAGTGAAATTCCTTGAATTGTTACAAACTGCACGCAAGTTAGAGGAGAAAGAGGCTTTACCTATTGTAGACCGTAAATATACGGCTGTAGTAGATAAAGAAAACTTAACTGTAACCTTGTCTATTGAAGTTCCATTGTCTGATGTAGTACGTAGTGCGAAGGGGAATAACTACATTATTCCTACTGCTAACACTAAGGGCGTACGTGGCTCTGGTGTTATGGAATTTCATTCTGAGGATGGCTTGTGTTGTAAAATCTATGCAGACCGTACTTATATTAGTACACAAGCACAAGAAGATGATAAACGCTTGAAAGCACTATCTAAAAACGATAGTGAAAAAGCACTATTGAAAGAAAATCTTGCTACTATGCAAGCACAAAACGCTATGTTAATGAAATTGTTAGAAGAGCAAGGAATTCTTAAAAAATAGTATCTCTTAGAGGGTAGTCTATTAAGGCTACCCTTTTTTATTTTGTATTTTTAATTGTATACAATTATGTTTTATACTTTTATATATGTATATACGTATATTTGATACAATGGAATTTTATTTTATTCTTTTCCCCGCCAGTCAATTGTGTACAATTGAATTGTATTCGATTATCTGGTGTTTTTTATTGTCTTTAAAATCGAACATATGTTTATATACATTGTGTAAAATTGAATTGTGTATAATGTAGTTTGTGATTGCAGATTATATTTTATACAATTGAGTTTTATTCTATTATATCTTATACTGTATTATCTTATATCGTTTGTATTTTATACAATGGAATTTGATAATTCTTTTTTACCCTCAATTGTGTTTTAGTAAATTGTATTGTGTACAATTTAACTGTATTCGATTGTATTGTATATTGTGGCATCATGCTCAATTAATTACATGCAATCTTATTTTGTATTATTCAATTGTAATAATTGTTAATCGTATAAAATTGTATTTTAGGCTATCCTATTGTGTAGGGTAGCCTTTTTTTATGTCAAATTTTATTTGATACAATTTAATTGTGTAAATTAAAACGCTTTATTTGCCCTGTACGGCGTTTTTATATGTTCCATGATAGATTATACCTAAAAATAGTTAGACAGGGCTTATAGCTTAAATAAATGAATTTTAAGGCTATTGACATAATTATATATATATGGTATTTTATTATATCCTGTTTTATGATAGTAAAATTTAATTTGATACAATTATTTTTATGTATAGATAATCACGCACGATATATTTTTTTATATAATTAATTGTATGCAATATAATTTCACATACACGTATTGTATAAAATTTAATTTGATGTGGCACCGAACATACGTTCGCTTTGAGGCTTTGGCTGGCTGGCTTGGTGGGTCGTCAACCCGCATGGTTGCTGGATTTTCACCTTGTCGCTCGGAAATGTGGGATAGTCAGGTTGTCCCAACGGACGGCACCACGTTGGGTAGAGTACTTCGGTACTTCGGTATTGGTGCTTGGTTCGCCAGAAATAAGGCGAGAGAGGAGCGTATTGTGGAACGTGATGATATGTCAATGGAAGTCTTCTTGTTCTTATGGGAAGACAGTTGCAGAATGGTTGCCCATATGGAGGGTAAATCTATGCCTGAGCATTTTGGTATGGATGATATTGAGTGTATGGCTTCTGACCGTCAGGTTAGCATCCATACTATATTATTAGCCGTGCAATATTATGAATTAGGTCAATTAAGCTGGGATTAATTTCCCAGCTTTTTAAATTGGAGGAAATCATGACTATTAAAGAATTACGTAGAAAACAAGCCAAGGATAAAGCCTTGGTTGAAGATATACTATTTATTATAGGTATTTTCGTTTTATTGGTAATCTGGGGACAATATTGTTTGTCCCGTGGTTGGGTAATTTGGTTAGATTAGGAGGTAAGTATGTTTACACCTAGCAATGAACTTGAGTATTTTATTATTAAAGCATTTTACCCATACTTTGACCCTTATGGTGTTTTGCCATTAGGTAATAGTATATTTGCCAGTGCATATAATCAGTATGTACGTGATTTCTACAACGCACTTGATTATGATGTGATTGAGATTTATGTGGAACACTCCCACTTTTATGTGGATTATTTTAATAATAATGCCGAATGTTATGACGGCGATTATGCTCCTATGTGGTCTCCAGAGGAGTGTATTTATTACACTTTGATGGATATGGGTATGAATGAAACTGCTAAACAATACGAAAAATTTATTGGCATAGACCGCAGTTACCGCAGACCATGGAAATACTACTGGGACGTAGATTGGAGGCTGAAACATGCATAACGATTTATATTGGCTCGTATTCCTTGTGATGGCAGGAATATTTGTTATTATCTTGGGTTTGGGCTTAATCGCCCTTTTATTTTAGGTGTCATCATGCATGATATCGTAGTATTATTAATTTTAACGTATATGCTATATTGTGTGTATATTATTTGGAAAGGTGGAAATGACTAATGGCACGTACAATCTTTGGTATTTTCAATAAAATTATGTTAGCAAAGCAAGAGGATTCTAAACAAATTGGCTACCCTTTTAACCCTGCAATTAGTAACGAAGGACTAATGGAGTTAGCAAAAATATATCATGTAAGTTTACCATGTATTTTATTGGCATACAAATTATGGAAACAAGAAAAGTTTAGTGTACGTGTTATACATGAAGTATCTGCTAAAGCAACTAAATTAACACCAAAGGATAAAGTTTTCTTGTACAATTCTTTGGTTGCAGTAGCCGATATGGCATTTGAAAATATTCCTCATAATTGGGAAGTATGCTTTGGTAAACGTGCATATCTTATTGCCGAAGATAGTGCTGATTTAGGTGTATTCGATGTAAGTGATAAATATTTCTTTGCGGATAAAGATTTTGGCATGTTGTCGTTTAACGAAATTCGTAATGTTGAATTAGCTTCCGCCATTGAAATATGGGTATGGGAGCAGACAGGAGGTAAGTAACATGGAGCTCATTAATAAAACGCCACACGATATCACTATATTAAATAAAGATGGCGATATTGTGCGTGTAATTGAGCCTACAGGTGATGCTTGGAGATTAGAGGAAAGTATTTCTCTATCTCATTATGAAGATGGTATCCCTGTAACTGAAAGTAAGTACACATGTATTGATTTACCTCCTGAACAGGAGAATGTGGCATATATTGTGTCGCAATTATTTATCAACTCTTATCCTCACCGAAAGGATTTACGAGTGCCTGCTCAAGTTGTACGAACAGGCAGTAATATTATGGGTTGTTTATCACTAGGTCGTTTACCGAAAGGAGAATAAAATGGAAAACCTAGCAGTAACAGTGAATGCAGAGACTGGCTTTTCTGCATACATCGACAAAGAGAATACTGTATGTTTCACAGAATTTAGTGGGACTAAGTATTCAAAAGTTGACCGATTTTCTGATATTTGTTCTAAAATAGAAAAGGGTAAATATCGTATTGCGGCAACTAAATTTTACAAACCAGAAGTTCTATTGGTGCGAACTGATATGGACGATGAAGCTATTAAGTATGGTGGTTTACCATATCATGTAGGTTCTCAAACGTATGATATTGGTACGGTACGTATTGGTCAAATTAATGGCGAAAAATACGTATCTATGATTGCAATTCCTAGGGCTCAGGTGGCTAGTATTAAAAATAGCTTAAAACGCTTTGGTACAGATTTACGTAGCATCGGTTACTTTGGTGAGGGTTTATATCAAATTGCCAAACGAAAAGCTAAACCTGATACACCAATGGTAATTATTGCTGACGATGGTATTAATTGCCTTGGCTTGGTGTTCATCAACGGTTTATTGTGTGCTTCTCGTTATTATAACGATGTAGAAATTAAACTAGGCTTTGTCGAACGCCTTGTTGCATCTACGACGTTAGCACAGGATTTATATAATCCACAAGTTGCGTTATTTACTCCTGAAAATAGCGTTTGGACAAAAGCATTAAAAGGGGTAGATATTTTAGATATTCGTCGCTATTACAATAAAAATAAAGAAATTACATCTCCTTTATTCTATAATAGCGTTGGTTTACTATTCAAAAAAGGAGGAATTTTCAATGCCTAATTTTGAAGTACAAAGACATTTTGGCGTAGTATTTGCCAAACCTACACGTAGTCTTAGATATAGATTATGTCAAGTTGGACGGTCAGAAGTATTACCGAATGGTAATATTGCAATTTATTCCAATCCGTTTTATACGGATGGCGAATTTCATCGCAAAGCATCTAATTTAGTAAAAGTCGATAGAATGTTGGAGGGGGACTACCTATGAGATTAACTTTAGGTCGTAAGGTTGAACATAATAATCGTCGCTGGCGTGTAATGGGGGATGGCTTTGACTATTCTGATAATTTTGGTTACATTTTAAGCGATGGCGACAATAAAATATTTGTCAAAGAAGAAGAACTAAGCTACAATAATAATTATGACATTAGACCAGAAGATTGTCAACTTGTTAAATGTAGTAATGGTCGGACCGTTATTAACCATGGTGCTTTCTCGAATGACCATAAGCGATTACCGTGGCGAATTGGTGATATCATTAAAGACCGTTACGGCAATATCTTAACTGTTGTAACTCGTGGCGATATTGTTTACTATTTCTGTGCTCGTATTGATAGCTATATTTATCAATTACCTGATGGTAATGATAATATTAAGCTAGGTACAAATGCCACTCATTGTTCTATTACTGGCGAAGAACTAACAGATGCAATGGAGGTACATACTAAATGTGGTGTAATTTACATCAATAAACGTAGCAAACCAGAATTTGTAAAACAATCCTGTTTAAGTGGAAACTGGTATGAACCACAATACTTCCATTTGGTATTAGGCAAAGAGTATGAAAATTTGTATGTTGGCTTTGATGAGTTACATTTAGTTGGTAATAATCCTGACCTAGCTATTTGTAATGTTACAAACATTCCATTTTATATTGAGGATGAACGTGATATCGTAAAAAATACAGGTATTCATCCTATGCTTGTTGACTCCTTAATGGTAACATGTCCAATTTCTAACTTATGCGGTGCGAAAAAAGATATGTTAGTTGGTTATATTCATAACCAAGGTAATGTATTCTTTCACCCATCTGTTAAAGACCAGTTAGTATGTTATAATGGTACGTATGGACGTTCTGAAGAAGATTTCTTTACCGTAGAAGACACTGGCGAGAAGTATAGCTATGCTGTAGCTGACCAATTCTACAGAGCAGGAAATGGTCAATATTATAGCTCCCAATCAGCCGCTCCAATGATGGGTGTTCACTCCTACAACTTTAAACCAGAACCAAAATTCTTTGGTAAGGGCAAGAAGTTTATTGGCATTGAACTAGAATTCCATAGTTGCGGCGAAAGCGACCGCACTGCTGATAGAATTATTGGTCCAATGAATAATGTTATTTACGCTAAGCACGACGGGTCTTTGTACGATGGTATTGAATTTGTAACGCATCCATGTACACCAGAATATCACTTAAATGATATGGACTGGAACAACTTTATCCAACGGTTAGTAGATAACAATGGTGATGCAGGCTGTGGAGCTGGTATCCACATGCACGTAAATCGAAACTATTTTAAAGACGATTTATGTATTGCTCGAATGGTTCGTTTTATTGAAAACCATCATGATACAATCTTGCATATGTCCAATCGGACCGATAGCGACCGCAATTGGTGCGAAAAGTATCGCTACACAGTGAAAGAAATTAGAAGTATCTTTAGATACGCTCAAGACTCTGGTGCTAAATATAGAGCTCTTAATTTGTGCCCTGCACATACAATTGAGTTCCGTATGTTTAGAAGTACTGTTAATATTAGCCGATTGAAAGCGTATATTCAATTTGTTGATGCTTTAACAAGTGTTGCTAATATGCAAAGTATTAAGTATATTGGTTGGTCTCATATTCGTAGACAAGCTGAAAAGCGTGGATATACAGAATTGATTAACTTGTTAAATAGTAAAAATATTGGTAAAGTAAAGGAGAACTAAAATATGTGCGTAATTGCTTATGCTTCAAAAGGTATTGAAATTTCTGAAAAGGAGTTTCGTAATTGTTTCATAAACAATCCTGATGGAGCAGGGTTTATGATTTATGACCCACAAAAGAAAAAAGTACACATCAGAAAAGGTTTTATGGACTTTGAAAGTTTTTGGAGTGCTGTAAAAGACCTCCCTACGGATAAGGATAGAGTATTCCATTTCCGTATCGCAACATCTGGTAAAGTTTCTCCAGAATGTTGCCACCCTTTCATCTTAACAGATAATCTTGATGATATGCGTCAAACAGATGTATACTCTGATATCGGTTTCTCTCACAATGGTGTTATGGCTGACTTTACGCCAACAGCAGCATTAAATGCACCATATAGTGATACCATGCACTTTGGGGCTGAAATCCTTTATCCATTACGTTCTAAATTGTATGAAGAAAGTACTCAATATCTTTTGAAGAAAGCTATGGGTACTAATAAGTATGCAATCCTTGGTAAAAAAGGTGCCATTATCCTTGGTACTTGGAATACATCCAAAGATACAGGAGTGCAGTATTCTAATACATCTTACGAAGAACGTAAAAAATACTATGACTATGGTTCTTGTGGCAATTATGGATATGGTAGTTATAACAACTCCTATACATATTCTGTAGATGCAGATGCCGATGTTGATAAATTATCTTCTAAAATCAAAACATATGGCGGTACCGTATCTTCTTGGTATTATGATACAGATAAAATTTACTTTACAGTAACAAAATATTTGTATCCTACTAATTTCCCTGAATACAATCTTCGTTATGTTGGTTTTGGTGCAGGTTACTCCATCCCAAAGAAAGAAAAAAAGGTCGAAACTACGTATACAATGATACGTTGTTCGGCTGGTAATGTTCCAATGAACCAAGAAAAAATTGAAATGATGATGCAATTCGTTGAAGATTGTGGTGGTTCTGTTTGGGATATGACAGAAAACACAGTATCTAAAGATATTGTATTGTATGTTACTAATTTTAATGAACTTGAGGGCGTTGTACAAGGAGTTACATACGCTTCTTATGGCACTATCAAGGGTGTTTATGATGATGAAACAGGTACTGTAAGGGTATCTGCCTAATGAAGCTATACCCGTATCAAAGACAGGGGGTTAATAAGATGCTTAGTCAATCATCCATCTTCCTCTGTGATGATATGGGACTAGGCAAAACAGCCCAAGTATGTACTGTCATTAAAGAAAGGAATAAGTTTCCAACTGTGGTTGTATGTCCTGCACCTCTTAAAGAAAATTGGAAAAGAGAGTTGCAAACATGGGCAAATATTTCTGTGAATACTGATGACTTGAGTAGCAAAGTAATAATTATCAATTATGAAATGCTTAATCACCACCTTTCTAAACTCAAACAATTAAATATTCAACAGGTAATATTTGACGAGTGCCATGTTTTAAAAACTCCCACTTCCCAAAGAACACAAGCGGCTCTGAAGTTAGTAGAGGGTGTTCGTTATCGTATCATGATAACTGGTACACCAGTATTAAATAGACCTAAAGAGTTGTTGTGTCAATTAGAGATTGCAGGACTTACATATAAATTAGGTGGTAAGCAGAAATTTCTACAAGAGTATTGTGGTAATTATGCATCACCTTGGGGTTCGTCTTATGATGGTCATTCCAATCTATCAAAGCTCAATGAAGCAATGAAGAAAATATGGATACGACGTATTAAGAAAGAAGTCCAAAATCAATTACCTCCAAAAACTGTCCACATGGTTCCTTGTTGTACCGTCTATCAACCAGAACCAACTTCGTTTGAGGAGATTGAAAAGTATGATAAGGAAGTCTTAAAAGAGAAAATGCCTTATTGTATAGATTATATTCGTAAAGAATTAGAAAGAGGTGGTTCCCTTGTGGTATTTGCTCACCATCGTAGTATAATTGATAAGTTGAAAAAGGAATTTCCTGATGCAAAAGTCATTATCGGTGGTCAATCAAAAACAAACAGACAACAGAATATTGATAATTTTCAAAGTCACTCTAGTTATTCAAGTGCTAATTACAACCTTATACTGTGTTCTCTGCAAGCCAGTGCTGTTGGTATTACACTTACCAATGCACATAAAGCCATATTTATTGAATATCCGTGGTCACCATCTCTTATGGCTCAAGCAGAGGACCGTATACATCGCATTGGTCAAACTCAACCATGCAAAATCATTTATCTCTATGCTAAAGATAGCATAGATGAGTATCGATTACGTACTCAAAAAATCAAACAAACTATTATTTCAAACACAATGAAAGAGGTATAACTATGACAACAGTAGCTCAAATGAATTTGATTATCACTAATTACGTTTCCGCTTTATCTGATAAAGAACAACTTCGTTTTATCGCTCAATCTTTGAAAACAACACAAGTATTCCCAGCAACTCCACTTGGTCTTTCTCGTGCAGTAACATTGTTCATGGATACTCAAGCACATAAAGATGAATTCAAAGCTATTGCATTGCCAAAGGTAACATTTGATGAAGCAACTGCTAAAAAATACTTGTTTTTATCTAAATCTGGTGCAGTTCGTATTCGTGAACTCCAACAAATCGTATCTTTGGCTATCCAAGCACGTACTAAAAAGTATGTAGAACGAGGTGCCGAAACATCTTATCTTCTTATCCAAGAATTAAAACGAATTGACCGTGAAATGGGCACTGAATTCTACGAACATTATAAGATGACTAATCCAACTCCTGTTGTGATGGTTCAACCAACTGTAGAAACTACACCAGTAGAAGATACACCAGTTAATGATGAAGCAACTAATGTTGCTGAAACAGAAGCTGTAAATTCTGCTGAGTAATTCTAAGGGGAGCTTCGGCTCCCCACAAATAAGACTGAATATACAAGGAGAATACTATGATTAATTCATTCGGAGAGTCTTGTGAGGTGCGTACATTATTATATAATACATCACGAAAATCAGTATATAAAGAATATGGAGCATATCCAGTACATAAAATAAACACAAGTATTTATTATGTATACGCCAGTAAGTATAATGCTTATCCAACTAATATGCTTTTAGGCGTAAGTGAGGTAGTAATTGATGATTAAAAATATTAATGAAGAAATGATAGTAGATAAAACGGTGTATGTTCCACGAATTGTAAAAATTAACAATTTTTTCAATGCTAATCCATATGGAATAATGCCACGTAATTTATGCGTACTATATAAACGTAAATATTCTGGAGAAAGTATGTTGTATTCCGCATGTTATGGAGTAAGGAAAAGAAGATGATACGAAATGGAAATATAGTGGAAAGATATTATACTTATTACGGTAGAGCTAAGAGAGATTTAAATTTTTCTCCTGTACATGGCGTTGGTCTTAGAAATAATTGTTACTTATATCATGCTTTTTGTGACACATATGCCGTACCTTATACTACCAACGCAACCACCAAAATTAAGAGGATGAAACCATGATAAAAAATCAAATTTATGAAATAGATATATGTTTATATATACCAGATATAGAACAATGTACTTGTAGATTTAAGCGAGTTCCAGTATATGCTTTAGGATTATTTCCTATTAGTATCTTTAAAGACATGTATAACTTCGATGGTAATGGTCGTAGACATGCATATTGTATATCTCGTCCAGAGGAGGTTCCAATCTATGCTTAATAAATATATGTATACAACCCTAACGATGGGCAATACATTCAGGTCCGCTCGTCGCCTAAATACATTTCACCCATCGGTAATAGGTTCGCAAATAGGATTGGGTTTGGTGTCAGCCTTAGTAGAAACATATAATAACAATATACTTTTTTATCAAATGGAGGTATTAATGGAGGTATGATACGATGATTAAAAAATCAGATAGAGTTATTTATAAACTTTCTCCATGGAAAAATATATTTAATAATGCTCATGCATTATATTCATACACAGATTGCACTCAAGAAGTGAGTTTAATAGAAATGTTTGAGTGGAACTATAGTGAAACGCCAGCATTTTTGATTAGGAGAAATTAAATATGATTAATACAAGAGAAATATCATATACTAGACAAATATGGGGACAACATTATTTAAGAAAATCTAAGCGTACATATAATTTTGAAGTATATAATGGTCCTGCATTTCGCATCTCCCATATATTGATTGACCAATATTTAATGGGGTTTGTTATATATGAGGGATATATATTGTGAGGTAGTAGTTTATGATATATAAAGAATTGGCATGCGATGTTAAAACCACAAGATATAGTTGGTATATAGGCAATAGTGCATGTATTGCCAAGCAATTAAAATTTAGTAGTACTTCTTTGAAAAACTTTTTCGCATATCAATATTATGGCGAAACTTTTTATGAAACAGAGGTGATTATGTGGTAAATAGGAATAGATTAATTTATATAAAATTTCATAGAACAGTTAAGGAATGCGAAAATGCATCATTATCAGACAAAGATACCGCTCATGTATTTACACATGTATTATACTTACATAACTATAAACACGATAAAAATTGTTGTATATACAAGGTGAGAACATGATAAATCAAAGTAACCATGAGATGACATACCTTAGTGTTGTATGTGGTAGATTTAGAGGTCCATCACATCTTGATAAAGATAAGATAAATCTCAGTATAAAAGAAATATTTAGGTATATGTATGGGCAGTTGCCACATGTTATAGTAGTGGAGGTAAAATGATAAATAAAAATTTGTGCATAGTTTCGTATATGGATATAGATACTTTTGTACTTCGTAATAAAGGTGATGTACATATACGAAAAGCGAACATTGATATGATAGAAGCGTATAAATATATTTATAGACAATCCAATTCAATTATTATAATAGGTGTACGATGATAGAACCTAGAGAAACTATTAAATTTTTATATTTAAGATTAAGGTGTGTAGATGATTATCGAGATAATATGGAAGAAAGATGGCACCCTCATACAACAAAAGGTTCATATGTATTAATGTATGAACCATCAAGAATTCCAATTATCTATATTCATAAGACAATTAGAAAGTAGGTATTATGCAACGAAAATGTCATAGTTGTAATCACTTATTTGAGGTTACAAATAACGAAACATTATGCGAATACTGTCGCAACCCAACAACACGTAGGACTTTTGAACCACCAAAAGATGAACTGACTTGGAGACAGAAATTCGATTTAAAATGGGAACAATATGATAAAGAACATGGTGATGCTGTAACGGGTAGAAAGGTGTCTAAATCAGCAACTCATTGCTGTGTTTGTGGTGTTAGACTGCCACCAGTAAAAGAACGTGTTTATGGTAGATTTTGTAGCAGTCAATGCAAAAGGAGTGTACAATGAAATATCACATTAATCATAAATTTGATGGTGAAATTAATGGCGTCCACTTCGACAATGAAGTTTTATATTATAGTGTTCAATACATTTTAGACGAATTTGAAATGTATTTTAATGTGGATGTGCCATATACATTAGTCGAAGATTTAAAAAATGCACTAGGTAATATATACGAAGATGCTTCTGATACTACTGTTGGTGAAATTGAAACTGAAATAGTTTCATCATTGCATGAAGCTGTATATATTAATAATATGGAATTTGATTTATGGGGTTATGGCAATCAACAAGCATTTGCCAAAATCAATAAAAAGTTATCCAATTGGGATAAAACTTATGCCAAAGATGATATAATTAAAAAGTAAAGGAGAACAACATGGCAAAAGAATTTAAAGCAGTTATTACTGTAGACAAAGAAGACATTCAATACGAATTTGAAAACGGTACATTACAAGACATGTACGCTATTGCTTGCTATGTAACAGCACGCTATATGTTACAAGGTTTGGCAATGGGTATGACTAAGGAAGAAATGAAAAAACAATTAGAAAAATTACCTATCTATGCGGCACAAGCTGGTCTTAAATTAAAACAGGAGGACGAAGAAAATGGAAAATAAATTTGATGCAATGGAATTAATTAAAAATATCAACCCATCTGAATTAAAAGGTGAAATTTAAGCAACCTTTAAAAATGGTTCTGCACAGATTGATATTAAAAATTGTACTGTAAAAGAATTAATCTTGCTTGCTATTGCAGTTGATTTACGCTTATTAGAAGCATTTTCAGAAGCTGATATTCCACCTAAACACGCAAAAGAAATCTTTGATAAATTACCATTAGTAGCAGCTATGGTTGGTCTTGATAAGACATTAGAAGCAATGATGAAACATGCTTAAACAAAAAGAGCCCCTTAACTGGGGCTTTTTTTATGTCCATTTTTAACTATTATTGTCTAGCTCTTTAATACGATTAAATCGTGCTAACATATCTTGGGTAACACGAGCTTCAACAGTAGTAAATCTGGTTTCATTTACGGTTTTTTGCTCTGGTGCAAAACCAGCTCTATCTAATAAATCTTTAGTAGCTTGGAATTTAACTTGGTCAGAACGAGCATTTAATGCTAGATGATACATTTGGTCTGCCATTTCTTCAGCACGCTTAACAAACTTTTCTTGTACTGTTTGTTTGGCTTTCTCTAAAGCTAACTCCATGGTATCAGTATGTTCAAGCATTTTAGTTGGATAATTAGGAGAATAACCTGCCGCCTCTTTTGCTTTTTGAGTACTACCAGTTTCAGCCTTTACCATAGCGTATAATTCTTGTTGTGCACTAGGCTTCGGTTTCTTCTTGTATTCCGAGGGTCTTGGCTTCTTCACACGCTCTTCTATATTCTTCCTCTGTTTTATATCCATGTTCATACCCCCATTTATAATAACGAATTCGACCTTTTGCCTTTTCAATCTTATCTTTCTCTAATAGCTTTTCTGGTATTTCATCATCTACATTTAAACCTAACAAATATTCAGGCGGAAATGCAGATAATATACCCATTTTATCTTTTGTAACGATAAGACTGCGACACTTTCTACGTTTGGTGGCATCAAGTTTAATCATACCTTCTTTTTTCATAGCAATAACTAAACGCTTGTATCGTTGCTCTGTACTATCTAGGATATAATCAATACTGTCAAGTGGTACGTAAGTCTTAAAACCTACATTAATGTAAGATGTATTTAATAAACTCACAGTGTATACCCCCTCTCAATTAGAGAGTGTAATTGATGGTCTAAATAAGGGATTACTTGCCGTTGATGTTCGTTCCCACTCATTTCAGCAATATAAAAACCACCAATTGTAGGTCTAATACCACTTGCTTTACAATAATCAGGATACACTTGGAATGAACCTTGATGTAATTCCCAAATCTCTTTAGCTACTGGCTTCTTAACATATTTGTTATGCTCAATAACTAATTTAGGTACAGCATACGGCTCGTGAAAATGTTCATACCATGTTACATCAGCATTGAAATAATCATAATGATTTTTAGCCTTTTTGTGTTTATGTAAGATATGATGAACATAACAGTTCTTGTTTACGTTAAAATAAACGATACCAAATTCACCTTTGTATAAACTTCTATCTCCAAGTAAACTTGCAATCATCATTTCAACATTAATAAAGGCTTCATTGTACGCACGTGCACCATGATTGCCAGCGGTAATGCCAATAAGTTGACCGCTTTCGTACAATGGTCTTAAATCATCGACAATAGCATAGACCTGTTCATCACCACTAGCCCACTCTTCTAATACATTACCTTTAGAATTACGAGTAGTAGTATTTGTGCTATCGCCACCAAGAATAACTTTGCAATTAGGACCTAAGTGCAATAGCATATCAACTGCTTCTTGTAATTGTCTACGATTATTTAAGCCTTCATGTACATCGGATAATACAGCTAATGCAGCTTTATCACCATCGACACGTACTTGCATAATATGCTTTTCATAACTATCGTTTAGACTTTTTATTTTTCTTGCTAACACGCTTAATATACTCCTTTACATCATCATCAATCGTGGCATCTTGTTTAATGTACATACAAATAAATGTACGCAATTTTTTTAACAAGGTATGTATTCTTTGTCTTATTGGTCTTAATTTAATACCATCATGACTAGGTGGTTCTTGATAATTTTTCTTTTGTAATTTCTTTTGACAGAATACAATCCACGCTTCAGCATCACACGTCATGGCATATGCGTGTACAGCTTGAATAATTTTATTGACTGATTGCTGGTAAGATAGTTTACTGATATATTCATAAGGGTCTGTTACTTCTTTTTTCTCTTTATTTTTTAAATATTGACCAGTTTTATAAAACCATTTTTTATCTTTTCTATATGCAGTAGCATCTGCCCAACTTTCACGTTTACGCATTAATTTACATATAGTATTAATACCATGTTCTACTGTATCGGCATTCTCCATTATCTCCTCGTACCATTGGTCGTAGTTTTTAGCCATTTGTAGAACCGATACCACCTTTACGCTCTTTTATCACTGTTTCACCAGTACATAAATAATTTACGAATACGCCTTGTGCAACATTATCACCATCTTCAATAGTAATAGCTTCATCTGTATTATTATGTAACGCTAACATAATATGACCTTCATTATCCTCGTTGTCGACGTAATCTGCATCAATGACAGCCGTACCATTAGCAAGCGTAATGCCACGTTTGATACCTGTAGACGAACGTACAAAAATTAATAACACTTCATTATCTTCCATATATACCTTAATTCCTGTATTAAAGATTTTAGTAGCATGAGGTGGGATAACCCCACCCTCAACTACTGCTAAATCATAACCAGCAGAATGCTTTGTTTTTCTTACTGGTAAAATACCATTAGGAATATAAGATACTTTTTCAAAAAGTCTCATATTTCCTCCTATTTATTTACATTTACTTCTGTTACGTAATGTTTTCTGCCGTCTTTTTCATAACTGCGTGTTGTTAATCGACCCTCTGCATTAACAGGTTCATCAACCATAGCACTAATATATTGGTCTGCATATTCATTCCACGCAACACAGTTTACGTAAGAGGTAAGCTCTTTTGGTGTGCCATTAACATCTACTGTATCTGTGCATTTTACTGTAAAATTGCATACTTTACCATTGCCTACTTCTCTTACTTGTGGTTCACGAGCCATAACGCCTTCAAGAATTACTTTGTTCATGTTGTTACTCCTTAATTAATATAAACTGTGGCATTTTGTCTGCCAAATTCGATAGCCTCATCATAGCTATCCATGAAAATATCAATGACACCATAGATGCCATCTGCCATTCTGTCTGCTACAACATATGGCTGACCGTAAATATATACGGTCGTTCCTAATGGGTAATCGTTAGATGCTACTGCACCAACATATGGATATTCTCCATTTGCCATAGGACTACCAGTGTGTGTATAACCAGTCAACTCTACATTAACTGGATAAGCGAATGTCAAGAGCGGTGTTAATACCGCCAATACTGTGATAATAAATAATCTTACCTGTTTAATAAAATCATCCTCTCTAAAAAGTTTCGGAAATAGTACGCAGTAATTCCCTACAAGCATCTGCTTTGGCTTCGTAATACCTCATGTTTAGGAAATCATCTTCTTCTGCATAATAATCACGTTTACTTAAATATATTTCTTTCTTTGTTTCAATCATGTTAGTGAAGACCGCTACATTGTACTTCATCGGTTTCTGTTGTATCATAGTGTACACACTCTTTTCCGTATTGCTCATTTAGATACCCCTTTCTATTCTTTTGATATTCTGTATCACGAGCTAACAATGTATTAACACGCTGGATAAAAGCTATAACTGTAACTTCTGATTGTATTTTACCATGCCTATCAGCGAATGTCAAGTCTATAATTGATTGTGGTATTTGACATTCATATGCAATATTAACAATACCGTCATCTTCGTAAGATAAAACAACTTGTGTTCCATCACGTGATAGTTTGCCGTGTCGCATCCCTTCCATAGCGTAATCATCATCCATAACATCTATACTATGATACGTTGTATACATAGTAGTACGTATATCTTCTGATGCGGCACGTAGAAACTCAGCTTTGTGGAATAGGTAATCCAAATTATCTGCTGGTTTGTTAGTACGATAGTGCTGATTGATTGGATTGATTATATCAAAATACTCTGAAAGGTACGAACTCAAATAAGCCACCCCCAATCCTATTCTTAGGATTACTAATATCATATGGTATATATTTAGTACCTATATTAATTTCAAGTGTACCCCATTCAACTGCCATATATTCTACCTTAAAAATCATTTCTGGCAATTCACCTTTTTCGTAATCACCAAGATTACGTATAGCGGATGGTGATAAGAAATGAGCAACACCTTGTTGGTCTACATGTACTGTGCCATATACCCATTCGTTATTTTTCTTTGCTCTAAATAGTGATTTCATTATTTTACCTTGTTAATACCATCAACAATCATATTAATATAATCTTGAACATTCGTTTTAACAAAATCGTTTGCACCTTGAATATTCTCAGGCGTTACAATATTAGCTACAGCCATACTAATTAACACCTGTTTACTTGGAACAAATACTGATAACAACAGAGTTGTTACAAATAAAATACCAAGGAATTTCGATGCTAATTTACTAGCTTTAACGAGCTTAGTATATGCTTCTCGTTCTTTATCATCTATAATATATGGCATATTAACAACATGGAATGTATAAAAACCAAGGCTAACTATACAACACAAAGACGAAATAAAAGCCAACATATTTGACGTTTGCCTAATACTATCTGCAATGCCAATAAAATATATCATCCAAGGGTTAATTATCGGCTCCATTATTACCTCCTAATTCTGCAATTATCGCAATAAGAATAGGTAAAATCAAAATATATAATCCACAAGCAATAGTGCCAACAAATAACCATAAAACTGTTGTGCCAGTTACACTAAATAAATTTAATAACCAACATACAGCACCAATGATAGTAAGAACAGACAAAACTTTAGCTAAAATAGCACATACTAGTACGGAAAATGTAAGTATTGATACAACTAAAATTATTAATGTATTCATTGTAGTTCCTTTCTTACGGGTGTCTTAGGTTGTTTTTTATGAGATGTGAAATCGCAAGATGTTTCTTTACAACCCTCACACATGCCCATATTACTCAAATTAATAATATTAGGATAAATTTCATTTAACTGCCAATAAATTTGACGTGCAATTGCTTGATGTTCAGGAGAGGCACGTTTACATAAACGCTTAGGCAAATATTCTAACCAAGCTCTAAGATTGCCACTTACTGTCATTGTTACATTTGTGGCTAATGGCAATACATATCCAGCAATTTGATATGGAACACCATCTTCAATGAGTTCTTGGTATTTTTTAATTTGTTCTTCAATAATTTTATTCATGCCATTGGCAATTAATGTTGCATTTACAATTCCAGACCAATCATGCAGTTGAGAATTAAAATACCCACTATTGCTAAAATCTGTACCACGTGTAGATTTTACCGTAAAAGATAATTGTCTGTGACGTGTGATTTGTGCTAGACATTTCTGAGACATTTCAATATCAAAAGATGCATATGCATGTTCTAATAACGATAAATGACCAGAGCTTACTGCACGAACCAAAGATTGTTCTGTTGTGTTCACGCCATAACACTGTCCCATAGCATGGACAGGTATAGCTAATGGTGTATGATTAATCAATGCTACTTTCATGTTTTACCTCGTATTTTATCCACTTTCCGTTCAAATTAAATTCTAGTGTATTCCAATCAATATCAACCATGTCTATATCCCAATCAGGATAATACTCATCATCAGCATATCCATCTTCATCGAATACAACTTCCCATCGTTCATAATAACGTAAATCTGTGATGAATAGATGAGCGTAATCTTCCTCTAATCTTTCATCATATGTGTCATATGGGGTACCATATACAACATCACCATATACTAATTTTCCATGAGTATCTTTTGCTCTAAATAAATGTTTCATAGCTACCTCCTGTGCTTCTAGTGTAGCACAAGGAGGGGTCGTCTGTCAACCCCTCGCTGAGCAAGGCTACCGCACTGGACAATGACCGTCCTCGCATTCACCACTTTCATCAATTTCAAAATCTTTACCTACGGTTTGTAGTTCAAATTCATATTTATTGACTAATTCTGGGTCAAGAGGTGCCATTTTAGATTTTAATTCTAAGTATTGTTCTTTAGTACATTCTTCATACGGCATTAAAGGGTAGTAATCTTGATTAAGAGATAAGAAGGAAATACCAACTACGTATTTCCAGTTGTTATCTAACCAATCTACTACAGCGTCCCATTCATCATCTTTAACTGTAACAGTGATAGAAGTATTATGGTCTACATAATATTTTTGCATCATTTTATATTGTTCTAATTGTTCAATAGCTGATACATTATATTTTGTAATAGTAGATTTAGATTTACAAGGGAATGTAATTACCTTTGTATTACCATCATCATCTTGACCAACTTCATTATCAATTTGCCAACCATCTAGGTATTTAACAGCTTGGTATAATGGAGAGTTAGTAGAAATACGTACACGTCTGAAATAATATGGGGCATGATTGTAATGAACACCAGCGGAGCAACCACTAATTAATCCGCCTGTACCATCTGGTTGTACTGTAGTATACAACACAGGACGAGGACGATGATTTTCATCTGCGTATTCATTAGCCGCATCGTCAACCCACATTTTCATTAGCATTAGTAATGCTTCTTGGTCGGATTTACTTAAAGTACCAGCTACAGCATCTTGCCAACCTGTAATAGAGCAACCAATTAATCTATCTCTACGATGAATTTCAGACCAGCTAGGAATTTCTAATTCAGGTTCTGTTAAACGGTAACAAGCACGAGCAGATAACTTACATGCCTCTTTGAGTTGAGGTATCATTACATTACCACGTTCGTCAATAAATTTAGATACGTTGATATTTGTAAGGTTGCACACAGCTTTATTTGTTAACATAATTTCACAGCATGGGTTAACAATAGCAAAATCTGGTCTACGTTCTTTAGCAGCTTTTACATTCACAAATCCCAATATATTCAAGTGGTGTCGCAAGTACCACCCAGTTCTCTGATGAACTTCTTATACTTTCATATAAGTTTAGACTATATCACTTTCATTTCCACTTCGGACACCATAGGCTTGTGCCCTACTCCCTTGCGGGATAGTCGTTGAACTTTACCCAATTTGTATTTAAAAATATAAATTTGAAATTTTTAAATGTGTTTGTTTTTGCTTGATTTTTTCTACTTTCGATTTAGTATAATTTTTATTTGATTTAACAATTTGCGATATACTCATACCACTTACTAATTTATTGCAAATATCATGTACATCTTCATCTGTTAATAAATATATTATAGTAGGATTTTTAGCATTATTAATATTTTCAGAACGTGTTACATAACGTAAATTAGTTAAGCAGTTATTTTGTTTATTTCTATCTATATGGTCAATTTCTAAATCACTATCACCATAAAATGCAATCATTTCTAATTTGTGCACTAAATATGTTTTTTTAATTTTGTTATCATTTTTTAATGACACTTGCATATATGATGTTTGGTGATGAGGTTGTTGTTTTATCAACTGTTTGTTACTTTTTATGCGACCATAATTAGATATATAATATTGAGATAATCCTACCATAGATAATGGCTTCCATATTTCGTCACTAAAACATTGGAATACACTGTTTCTCTTAATCCCAAGACGACAAGCTAATGTTCTTAATGATGCTTCAGTATATCCAGTTTCAGCACACATTTCTTTTGTGCTTTTAGTTGTTAAACCATAATTATTGATTATATATTCTTGTATATCCATATTCACCTCAGATATACAAATTGGGTCTTAGCTGCTGATTACCCAATCCTTAAACTTTTCAAACCGTCACGCTTATTGTTACCAATTACGTTGTGGTATTAAGGCTCTAAGGGACTTCCAGCAATTCAAAAATTTTAACGAGCCCAGCTTCGTTTAGGCTCACCTGTTTCCTTAATAGATAGCATTAATTTACGCAATTCTTCTCTACTAGGTTTTTCTTCTAAGAACATAGAGTTGTTTGACATATAACGGAAGTAATGTTCTGGGTCTAAGTTTTCCTTAGCGTGTAACATTTCTTCATCGTCAGGACTAAATAAAATCAGTTCAGCAGTACGGCGTGTACCACCAGCTACTACATTCTGACCAATGATATTACACATATCAGATACATTGAGAGGTCTAAGTTTACCGTCAGTACTTTCTTTTGTGATAATCTTATGTAGCTTATCAAACATCTCTTTAAGAGATTTAAAGCCACTAGCATAGCCACCAAAGGTTTTAAGTGGAGCACCTTGCGGTCTGATATAGCTATAATCTAAAGAGATAGCATGAAGTGTTACATCTGTCATACCGTTGAGATATTCACCTAATGCTTCACACCAACCCTCTTTACTATCGCCAACAGTAATAACAAGACTATTGCCATAACGTTTAGCATTTGTATGTTCTAATGTCGAGCCTTGTGGAACAGGAGTTTTCACATGGTAAATTTCTTTGTCTGTATGGAAGTGAGGAAGTTTCGCAATATCTTCCTTTAATACACGGCAACCAACACCAGTCCCAACCATGAGTAAATAGAATAATTCCTCAAATGCTTTCAGGCTATCCATTACCATACCAGAACAGTTATATGCCGCTAATGGTGTTTTTTCTAATGCTTCAGTACCACCCATCCATAACATACGCCCAGAAACACGTTGACGTAAATTAAACATATTATCGAATAGTTTTTCAGGCTCACCATCTTCTGTAGGTAAATAGGAACAGTTGCCATTAATAGCACGAGCACAAGTTTCTTTCCACGTTTCACGTCTATTCTTATCTGGCAACCAACGAGAGTATGTACGAATATAAACAAACTTAGCCAATTCATCCATTTCTTCTGGATAATCAGGGTATTTATCTAAGAACTCTTGAGTGAGTTTATGTTTACTACGTGCAATATCACGTTTTGTTTTGTATTCGATGTAATTAATAGCGGCATCAGAATATCCATCATCATTTAGTTTACGATAGATGATTTTTTCTAATTCACTAATAGATACATCACGTTTC